AATTCTGATTTTATTGGTTCATAATTGTTCCCCACATTATTGTGGGGATTTTAGCTGATTAAACTCTCATTGAGCGTGTACGTATCAATATCGTACTCGTAATCGGTTCCATTGGTACACTGGGATTTGTGGTGATAGCCACGCAAACCCTCAATCTGTTCTTTTGTTGCTCCGTCATCATTGGCTACCTTACAACATCTTTTGATACTACCTGCAACAACAAGTAATTCGCGGCTTGCGTATGTATTCCAGTTGTCTGTGCGATAGAGCGCATAAACTTTCTTTGCCATAATTTACTTTTTAATAGTCACACAAAATAGTATCTCCATCGTATCTTACGAAGTAGGGACATCTCTGGCAAGCGGTAATCATACCGACTGCCAACAGCTTTTTAAAATTAGGGTTTGGGCACTTTTCGCCCATGCCTGCCCTTGTAATCTCTATTCTTTTCATAATTCTAATTGTTGGTTTATAATGGTTCCCCACGATGATGTGGGGAGTTTTAGGCAGAAACAACAAAACTCCAATAGGTTTTGTAGAAATACTTGTACGCTTCAAGCTCGTTCGTCTCTGGAACTCCTGATATTTCAAGCTTTCCGGTGTCCTTGCGCAAGTCGGCAACGGAAAATAAACCGTCGTGCGTCCACTTGATAAGATCCACACGTCTTGTTGCATTCTCTACAGACTCTACGATTTCACACTTCAGTAAATCGTCATTCAAAATCTTGTCTAATTCACTCATAATCTATAATTTTTGGTTAATAGAAATCCCCACCCGTGAGAATGAGGATTGGTTTGGCTACGGCAGCTGGCTAGCCTTTGCCGCATTCTCGCAGTTGGTAGTCGTTGGGACTCCCTTCCACATCGTTCCAAAATGATCTACGCAAAGAATCCATAAGCCAAGCTTGTCTGAGTAAGAGAAGATAAGATCAGGGAAATTCTTCTGCATCCATTCCTTATCCTCTTCGCTCATGTTAGTGAGGAACCACTGGAATATCTCGATACTGTTCCTTTCTTCTTCTGTCAACTCTGGATACTCGATGTTTTCAATCACTGATTCGTCATTCTCTACAATCTCGTTACAGAGGATGAACGCACTTTTTAGCCAGTGTACGGCTGTGTAGTAATCCGTTATCATAATTCTAATATTTGGTTAATAGAAATCCCCACCCGTGGGAGTGAGGATTGGTTGGCTAACCGAACATAAGATGTGTAATGATATCCTGTAGAACAGGTTGGTAGCCGTACTCAAAAATCAGCTGGACGGCAATCTGTCTTGCCTCCATGTTGAGTTCCTTGTAGTCCTCTACCATACCTTTCTTGTTTCCGCAGTTGTAATGATATAACATTACATCTCTAACGAAATCCTCGCAGTTGTAATATTTACACTGCTGCTCCAGTGTCTTGCCTTTTCTTGCCATAATTCAAAAATATTGGTTAAACAATAGAAGGCACGCTCATAAATGGGCGCACCTTTTTAGGCTTACTTGCATCTCAAGAGTTTTCTTACAAAACGAGCTTCCGACGGATAGTCCTGACCAGCCATGTATGTGTAGCTCAACTTACCACTGCGTAAGTACTCAACACCAATTCTTTCCAGGATACCGCACTCCTTTACTCTGCCAAATCTTATGTTATCAAAAACGTCATCCTTGTCTTTCATATTAAGAGTGCTACAGATACCATCTGTAAACTCTCTCAACGCTTCGTCTGTTAGAATGAATTTCTGATACCATCCGTATTTGTGGTAATATTCTCCACTAAGGATGTCAGTAACAGATAAAAAAGCATAATGCTTCTGTCTCATAAGACCACGTATGGTCTTGTAGTTTCTTTTTCTCATATTCGTTTAATTTTGGTTAATTGTTCCTACGTGTCTCCACGCAGGATTTTTGGCTTAACGCTCCTCTACTTTTACGCTCACGGCATAAGGCAAGTCATCTCTGTCAACCTCCTCCCATTCATACTCAACGATAGTGCTCATGTATCTGTTCTCCATCTTACTGATGGCGCCATCTATAGTTCTCTTACTTATGGTGCATCTCGTTTTCTCGACCTTGAACTTGACGTGAGCCTTGTATCCGTCATTAGTGAACTCTACGAGTCCTTCTCTTCTCGCAACTGCCACACATCCGTGGAATGCGTTGATGAATACATACTTTTCTCCATCAAAATACACATCAATACGTGTATGATACTCTTGTGTCTTTAAATATTCCATAATTCTTTCGTTAATTGGTTATTATGTAGGTAGAACAATAGCTCTACCCTGTTTAGCGACACATCATCTCACGAAGTATCTTATTCGCTCTCTTCTCGCTCTGAGATACACGCCTGTTATAAACTTCTCTGCTTAATTTACGTCTCTTGCAGTCTGCTGCAATAACTTGCTCGTGAGACTCTACAAGTGCCTGTAGAAAATTAACATCTGCTTGTGTCATAATTCTAATGTATTTGGTTAATAATAGAAGCAGGACACAGGACGTGCCCCGCAGTTTTGACTACTTGTCACCGCACGCAATATTATGAGGGCAGCAATGTTCTTTGCCGTCCATCAATCCGTGAAAGCAGCATCCTACACATCTCTCTGTGACTATATCCCACTCTCGCTCTATTCCGTGTCTGTCAGTTACTCTTACTGTTTCCATAATTCTAATATGTTTTGGTTAATAGCAGGCAGCACATTATCGTACTGCCCAGTTCTGGCTAATTGCGTGGATAAATTCTTGTTCCGTCAGAATACGTATTATTAATACATCCGTAAACCTCCATAGGACATCCCTTTATACTTTTTTCTTCTGCGTCAAGAATAGCCTCCATCTTCGCAGAAACACAATCTCCGTTAAAACACGGTCCTACTGGATACTGACATAAGATTGCACCATCGAACGGATCTACAAGAACATAGCCCGTTAGTTTTCTCTTCCGTTTCATAATTCTAACATTTTTGGTTCGTAGGAGAGCGTGACAACCGCCACGCTCAATTTTAGCTCATACACAAAATGGCTATCTCGTTAAAACTCTTTGAGATAGACTCACGGCTACGATAATCCCTGTAGCCCTTCGCGTTGTTGCTGTACCACTGACGTGCTGCAATCTTGATCTTTTCCATCTCGTGCATAAGAGCACGCTCAAAATTCTTCTGTGATTTCCTGTCTTGCATAATTCTAACATTAAATTGGTTTTACATAGTATGCCCAGGGAAATGCCTGAGCACATTTTGGCTAATCGACCTCGTAGAATAAGATAACATAGCGCTCGTCAATGTCTACAACATGATCGGGCTTGCAAAGGTCACGGAAAGGAAAATCACAGTTCTTTTCCTCAACAACGCTAATCCAAATTCCAGGATGGAGCCTGTAGCTCTCTCTTGTTCCGTAAAATTCCTTCGTGTCTGTTTCATCCAAGTGTATATAAATATTCCACTTAGTATTATCCAACCCTGTAGCGTTAATCTTGTCGACTAAATTAAATGTCTTAAAGTTCATATTTCTAATATTTTGGTTATTATCGTACTGCCCACGGAACAGGCAGTATTTAGGCTGTAGGATTTCAAAAGCAGAAATCCACGTAAACAATACGTGTGCCGCTGAACTCCCTCCAGTGACACACGTCATCATATTTGTAACCCTCGTATTTGCGGCTACTTCTGTTGTATTCGTCACGTACCCACACGGGAGCGCTCTCTGAATTCGTCAAGCGGAAAAACTCTCCTCGCTTTACGTTCTTTAGTTCTGTCTTTCTCATAATTCTGTAACTTGGTCAATTATCGTACTGCCTGAATTTCTCCAAGCAGAATTTAGCCAAATGTTTCCAAGCAGAATTTTCGTACTTGCCAACTCTCTCACACCTCAGGGAACATGAGATTTTCCAAGCGGAGTGTAGCACGCCAAAGCTCGCGGAAATACCACTTGCCAATTATCGTACTGCTCCAGAACTTACCAAGCAGAACACCCCAAATAATTCCAAGCAGAATTACAGGAATATTCGTACTTGCCAAACACAACAGCGCAGGAAGCGCCTGAAAAAATCCAAGCAGAATTATCGTACTTGAATAAATAATCTGTCTTGCTGTCATAATTCTAAAATTTGTTAGTGATTGTTCCGTAGCACACGCACGACAATTATCGTACTGGCTACGGATTTTTAGGCTCAAGCCACACAGAATAATGTAAGCACACCATTCTTCAGCGACCCGAATTCAACATGACTCAAAATCTCCTGAGCATCCGCAATGACACTCTCGACCTCTCGCATGGAGAGGCACTTTATTCTCATTGTACTCATAACTCTAAAATTTTATGGTTATTGTTCCCTACAAGCGTAGGGAGATTTTAGGCTCTGTAAATTACACCCTTAGACAAAACCTCACACAAATAACAGGTGCGTTTGCCATTATTCCACCACCTCGCGTTTACCATAGTAACGGCGGTGATAGTGTTCACGCCACACTTGGGATTAAGAGCATCAAAAGCCTCTGATAATGTGTGGTATGTCATGTAACCACCAAGAATATTAACCTTGTTAGTCTGATAAAGCGTGAATATCTTTTTCATAATTCTAATAATTTAAATGGTTCGTAATAGGAGCCACGCACGGATCTCTCCATGCGCAGCCATTGCCAGGATGATACACTTTCATTGTGCACGCTTGTCACCCACGACACCGTATTGTGCCGCTTCGTCACCCTCTGAGGACTTGTCGGCATCTCGAAAGACACCAGCGGATAACCCCTCAGCGTTCTCCGCACGTTTTCATGGGAATAATTCCCACACGTCCGCTACTTGTGTAGCGATATAGCTATACGTACAACTACTTACGTATCGTAGACCTTTTGGATATACCTCACGTGAGATAAACGATAACTACTCACGATTACAGATTTGTACCACCCGCGCCCTGTAATGAATGTGCGCAGCACTATAGGAACTCGTCCACGTGTGCCAAACGATAGAATATGAATTATGATTTTTCCGTCCGTCATCTCTCTCGATAACTGCACAGCTACGGCTCTCGCTCTGGTCCACGTGCCTCATCTCATTCGGTATCGTGTCGGCTCTGTGCTCTCTCGCTATCCTCGACGGGATTTCTCGCCCGCCTTCCTGTATCGCTACAGGTTTGTTTGCCGGATAGCTCTCTGAAATTTTGGCAATTAGTCCCCTGAGGGAGAATAAATTCTCTCTCTAAAGTTAAGCCCACACACCACGACAAGGTTTACCAAAAAGTGTGGGAAAAATAAGGGTACGACGACCCGCGCCAAATCTCTGGACTTGGTGTATAATATCCCACGGCGGCTTTATTGTGTCCACCGTGGGGAAAGATAGAGGGTGTAAAGATAGGGCTTTCGCCCTACCTTGTTACTTCTCGCCTCTCAAGGCTGCAAGTTCGGCTTGCAGTTGGGCAATACGTTCGGTTAGGTCGTCTTCACTCGCTTTCTGTTTGCGTGCAACCTTTGAACCGCTCGCAAAAGAAGTGTGCAAAGAAGCGAGTTTTGAGCCTAAACGCTGCACGGAGTCGATGATAGTTGTTTGCTCGTCTTTTCCGTTGTCGTTGAACCACTGAAAGAAACGTGGCACGTTGTGCGTGTGGCTAAACTCGCTAACGGCTGCACGTACACATTCGGTTTGTAAATTGCAGTAGCTCGTATCACCCAACACGTAAGCGGTTGCCAACTTGTTGTACTTGCTGCGTGCTTCTTCCAGCGCCTTGCGTGCTGCAACAACGTCGTTGTTTGTGCACTCTGAGAGCAACGTTTTGCGGTAATCATTCAACACCTCAAGACTTGCCACGATTGTGGCATTTTCCTTACATTCTGCAACGTATGCAGATACGTTCGACTTGTTGTTAGTCATGTTGTTTTTCCGTTCTATTAACAAACCGCACGGAACACACGGGAAAAATTGAAAAAATAGTGGTGGACGTGCTGCACGTTGTGTGCTGTCTTGCGTCCCCTTGTATCTCTTTATGTATTGCAAAGGTACAACTTTTTTTTGATATTACCAAAGAAAAAGTGTTAAATCTAACATGGATAAAAGCCTGTAACTATCTATAACACAGCACTTTATAACTTTAACCTTTGACGCAAAAGTAAATTATCTTTACTTTTTGGTTGCGTATATGTAATTATATACAAGTATGAGTGTTAAAGTGTTAATTAGTAACCAGTTGAAAATTTTGTAATAATTTGTTACGTCAAACAATTTGTAATATGTTTTGATGTTTCACGGCGTATATTTATGCAAAATGCGACGAATGATTATGCAGGTGTAAGTGGTTGAATGTTAGGGAGTTACAAGAGCAACATTGCGAGTTAACAAATATTAACATCCGTGAAACAAAAATGCAAAATATGGTTTGGTTTATATGGAGTAAACCAAATGAATATGTAATGATAATTTACTAAAGACCCCCACCCCCCCTATTGGGGCGCAACCATGGGGCGTAGTCACCTCATGCAAAAAATTTTTTTCTTTTTTTAACTCATTCTGTCAAGAATGTTTACTTTTCTTTCGTATTGCATATTTATTCAAACACCTTTGTTTATGACTTGTCAAGATAGTTTACTTTATGGTCTTTCCCTTGTTATTGGAAGTGCGAAATGTATATTTATCCTCCACCTTTTGAATGTTAATTATGTATAAATATACCGCATAAACAATGTATTTTAGCATAATTATGTAGTTATTTCTTATTTTTGCATTATTCCTATTATTATATAGGGCATATAGGTGAGGGCCACTTGTGGTGCGTAATCCACCGAAGTTCCTTTGTTTACAGGGGTTCTTTCATGTTAAAATAACGCAGAAACTAAAAAATTATTATACACAGATGGAAAATGGTTTAGCTATAGACACTTTACACACGCAGCTACTGGACCTGACGAGGCAAAGCGAGTTTGGTTTTGACGCATTGCGTTCTACCTCTTGGGGCAGGGTGAATTCGGATACTTACAATATCCTGAAGTCTCAGTTCGTGAGGTCTATGCGTCAGCTTGCCAAGAAGGCTCCTGTAAAGTATTACAAGGGCAGCTATTACATCTTCAATGGCAAGATATACGAGTCAGTCCCAAGGATTGTCTTGGAGCAGACCTACCAGCTGTTGCTCCTTGACCTCGCTATAAGTCCGATGATTGGTGTCAGCACTGTAATGAACAAGTCTTTCATTGACGTCATAGAGTGCTACAACATTCTTCATCCGTCCTTTGACATCGTGGCTTTCAGTAACGGTGTTGTGGATTTCGGTAGAGGCTTGCAGAATCCTGCCGTTATGCCGTTTTCTCCTGACTATCATGTGACCTACTATCATCCTTACGACTTCAATCCGAAGGCCAAGTGTGACAGGTGGATGAACTTTATCCATGAGGTGCTTCCTGACAGGACATCGAGGATGATACTACAGATGTTCCTTGGATTAGGTTTGATACAGCGCGGAACGGCTTACAACCCGTATGAGGGAAAGGAATCGTCGAAGATAGAGCTGTGTCTGCTTCTTATCGGCACGGGAGCTAACGGAAAGAGCGTTATTTTCGACGTGGCTTGTAACCTCTTTGGCAAGGACAGGATAAGCAAGATGGACTATGCCGACCTTACCGCAGAGGGTGATGAAGGAATGAGGGGCAGATATCCGATAAGGAACGCCATATTCAACTGGTCGTCGGACTCTGATCCGCGGAAGTTCGGAAGGAAGAACACCGGTATGTTCAAGAGGCTTGTCAGCGGAGAGCCTGTCCCCATGCGAGAGCTTGGCAGGAATGTTCTTGAGGCCAACAATATCCCGTACCTCATCTTTAACCTCAATGAGCTTCCGTTCCCAGAGGACGCGTCGCTTGGTTTTATCAGACGTTTACAGTATGTCAGCTTTGACGTTACCGTACCCAAGGAACGCCAGGACCCGGAGCTTTCGAGTAAGATTATAAGAAGGGAGCTTAGTGGAGTGTTCAACTGGGTCATGCGTGGTGCGCAGGAGTTGAGGAAGCGTAAGTACCGTTTCCCTGCCGCCGAAGGAAGTGCCAAACAACTTCTCCTGTCTCTTCTCGGCTCTCAGCCTATATACGCCTGGATACGCGCTTACGGTATAAGGAGTGATGCCCAAGCAAAGGGCGAAGTGTCAAATCTCTTCAATTCCACCATGCTTTATGAGTGTATGCGCAGGTTTTGCGCTATCAACGACGTTGACGAGAAGGATATTCCGTCAATGAACAAGTTTGGTAGGGATATGTGGGCCAAGTACGGTTTCTTCAAGAAGCGCACGAAGGATGGCAACGCCTATCAGATGTTTGGCGTCACGGAGGCGGACCTGAAGCAGGATATCCTTATCAACGAGGTTTGTAAGGGCGAGGAGGACAACGATGAACCCGAGAGCTTTATCAAAGGCGATGATTAAATATCTATATGAATATGATAGACAAGGAATATGTCAAGGAGGTTATCTCCCGTATCACGAATCTTAAGTCCGAGAAGAATATGGTTCCCGACGCCGCTTCGATGCAGGAGATTATGACAACCATTCGCGAGGATGTCCTGGAGCGCATGAGGACCATGTGTAACGAGAGGGAGATTGCGGTGAACAGGACGTTGAATAGTGTTTCATTTAAATGTTTGTAGCTTATGGGGGAAAAACTTATGTTTTGTATATCTGATGCCTTTATGGATGGTGACAGAATTCGCAGATCTATTCATGATGTTGTGGACAAAGCGTTCGAGTCTGGTATCAAGATGTCGTATTGCCGATACAAGGATCACAGCATAACGCTTGACGTGAGCTTTGAGCCGGAAGGTGGTTTTGACAAGATGATGCTCGAAATTCTCTACGGCGACAGAATCAGGAGGACCATAGAGCGTCTCAACAACGAGTGGCTGGAGAAGATGTGGAAGGCTTCTGATGACGACTTATTGGTGTTTAGATTAGAACAGATATACAAAAGTCTTGACAGAAAACAGGAAGAGTTCTTTTTGATGCAAGATCGTTTGGAGAAAATTAGAAAAACGATATTCGTAAAAGATTTAGAATGAGAAGACATCACAATCCAAACAAAGTTCCTCCGCTTAAGCCCAACCCCGAGCATTGGACCAGGAAGGTTCATTCTTGGAAGGCGAAGGTTGCCTATGAGACGGAGGAGGATTCTTGGGAGTTCCTGAACCAGAATCCGAAGTTGAAGGCACTTGGCTGGCATCCTTACTTATGCAATGTCTGTTCGAAGTGGCATATCGGTAAATTACATAAAAAATGAGCTTATGAAAGGTAGATACTCTTGGAAATATAAAAAAAGAATCAGGTCTATGTGTGACATGATTGAGGAAGGTCTTTTATTCTTTCTTATTGACGAGGTTATATCGGTAGATTCCGGATGCTTTCTTCATGAATTTAAGAATATATGGTGGAAGACATTGGATGATACTCCAACGCCGTTTTTGGTAGAGATAAATGATAAGGATGCGATACTGAGACCATTCAATACCCAGATAAGTAAATCGGAAGGCTTTCGGGATGATGGAGCTATCGTTATTCCTGCAAGAGATTTCCTTTTTAAAACTAACTTAGCTTGTGGAAATATTTTAAAACAGAAATAGTTGAGATATGAAGAAGAAAGGATATTACGAATACAGTAACGGTATTTATCCAAGGAAGCTGTGGGTTCATATTGGTAGGGACCTAAACGAAGTGATAGACTCCTGCTTTGATGGGTGTGATTATTCAGATGTGGATTACTGCGGTGCCACTTATGATGCAGCGACAAGGAAGGATGATGACTCGTATGGTGTTCTTGTTTCCTTTAAATGCCTGAAGGATATGACTATGAACGTCTGCTGCCACGAGGCTTCTCACGCCTGTGATGCTATTGAGAATGCTATCGATATGAAGCACGGAGGCGAGTCTTCAGCTTACTTGATAGGCTGGATTGCGTCTTGCATCAACAAGGCTCGTTTGGGCATTGGCGATTTCGTTGAAATTAAAGATAAGGAGGTTAGCTTATGATTAAGATTGAAGATATTAAGGTTGGGTCTGTCTTGTATATTAGGAAGGCTGATTTGGAAGATATTACTAGTTCTGGATTTATCAAGATTATAGACCCTAACAATATATATGACTCCTTTGCCATTAAAGTCGTTGATATGGTTGATGGATCGTGTGTAATATCATTTCCTAAAAGAAATGAAACCATTGGTGTAAATATGGATAAATTAGCTAAGTTTTCCGTCTTCGCGAACGAATTTACAGACAAAAATGCAGAGCAAGTATCTCACCCATCCCATTATGCGTGGCTGAAGGATTTGTGCGGTGTTGAGCCTTTGGATATTTGCAGATATCTTGACTTTAATACTGGAAATGCTATCAAGTATCTCTTGCGCAAGGATAAGGTGGATGGCAACAAAACAAAGACCGAGAAGCGCATCGAGGACTTGCGTAAGGCGGCGTTCTATATCCAGGACGAGATAAAATTATTATTAGAACATGGCACAGACTGATTACACTTGCAAGGACTGCTTCTTCTTTGACAACGGGGTGTGGGAGTGTAAAGAAGAACGCTTCGGGAGAGACGTTTCGGGAGATGATGATGCTTGCACAGATTTCGAGTATAAGGAAATAAAAGTTGAACTTTAAAATATTGTTATCATGGCATTACCATTTGGAAAGACTATCAAGACAAGACACTTCACCGTACTGAAGTTCAGCAAGAGCTTGTCTAAGAAAGAGGTTGCTTCACTCAGAGAGGATATCCCTGCTGATATCAAGAAGCATTTACAGAGAGGCTCGCTGCCTTTCATCAAGATTGCGGACATTGCCGGCACATGGGGCATTGAGTATTCTATCGGCACATCCATGTACGCTGCGCTCGATGAATGTGTTTATGCTTTCGTAGGAGATCACTATGAGTTCTCCAAGACAGAAGAAAACATCATCGAGGCATTTGCCCAGCTTATGTATGCGGATACATCGTTGCCTGGAGATGCTGAGTACACAGCAGGCAAGTTGAAGCTCCGTGACGAATACATTGCCCGTGAGGCTGCAAGAAGAAACGCTGCTGCCGACAAGGGTAAGAGTGACGAACAACTCAGCAAGGAAAGTGATGAGGCTGTTCAGGAGGTTGTTGATCGAGACAAGCACGCTGACACCCTCCGTGATATGGCAGAACAGATCAAGAAGGAAGGAGGTCAGCATGAGTGATAAATTGATTGAGATAGTCGAGGACCACAATTCCCTGGTACAGGCACTCCAATTCATTTTGGAGGCCGCAGAGACAAAGAAACTGCCTCCATACGGCCTTCTTCCTACATTTAACGACTCTTTTCTTGATGATCGGCTTAGGATAGCCCTTGAGCTTATCACAGGAGAGAAATATTCGTGATATATCGTATATTTTCTTCTACTTCATTTATATAAAAGTAAGGGGTGGCATCTGAGAAGATATCACCCCTTTTTAACCAAAAAAATTTTAGAATTATGATTCACAGATAAGAATCCGAGAACATAATCTGTTTGCAAAGGTACTTGGTTTTGTTGAATTTATGGTATATCAAAGTTGCTTTAACACGAATTTAACTATTTACCACCCTTACAGAGTCCGTTCTTAAACAACAAGCAGTCATTCTTGCCGGTTGGATAATTTATTGGGAGGTAAAAATGTACGGTCGAATCCTCAGTTTGAAGCTCGTCCTGTTTAATCTTAGCAAAGTCCCCAATCATCTTTGTGTAGTCAGCCCATTCTTTGGAAGATGTATTCTTAATTTTTGAGCGGGCGATAACGAGGTCTTTGAGAATCTGTTCCTTTGATGTAGCCTTTGCGAGCTGTTCCGGGGTTAAATCTTCGCTATGCTCGTTTTCAATCTTCTTGCCCTGCACCTCTGCGATTCTTGTCTGAACAGATTCCAGAGATTCAAGTTTATTCATTTCTCGCTCTAATGTGTCTTTGGGCCAGTTGAACCCTTCTCCTTGAAAGGAAATAGCCCAACTGTCACGGGCTGACATGCCGGAGCCACGGAGGCTGGCGTAGATGTAATAGCGAGGGTCTTTCATCTTGAGAGCCTTTACCTTTTTGTAAATATCGACGGATAACGTGTATCCTTTTGTTTCTTCAATCATAATCTTATTTCTTTTTATTATCCTTGAATGCAAATACTGTGTAACAACAACAGGAAACGTGGAACGGTGGATATGGGTCTTTGAAAGAATGGATGCCAGCATCGGCTTCGCTTTGACAAACGTCGCAAGGATAACTACTTCCTCTCTTGACGTAGAACCCGATAGCCCCACTCTCCTGCCCGTATTCCTGCTCTGCCTGTCCCCACGCCAAAGCAATCACCTGAGAAGCGTTTCTTACGATGTTCTGATAGGCGTTCTTGTAGTAGCCCTTTCCGTAAGAAGGAACATCGATGTTAATGTCCTTTCTCTTCGCTTTGGTGATGACTGATGTGTGATATGGGTCCTTGTAGCCGGTTCGGATGGAAGACAGGAGCTGTTGGTCTGAATATCCCATAAGAGTACCTGCCTTAATCATTCTAACGATGTCTTCCGCAAAGTTTCCGAGATAGACGGCGTTTCTTTCGGATGTCGTCTTTCCGTAGATGTCGCTGACGAGAAACGATTCTATGTTCTCGCTGTCAATCCCGAGAATCTTGCATGAAACCTTGGAGTAAGCAGAGATGTAGCTGTTGATGCTCTCCTCTGCCTCGGCCGTAACATTCTTGGCGTAAGAGAGCAAGGCTGACTCGTTTATGAGCCTGCCCGCGCCTCTGTATCGCTTGCTTGCGGTAATTACCTTCTGTGTCGATTTCCAGAGAATGTCAGCAATATGGTCCTCGCAGTTTCGGATTGCCTGCAAGCGCTTCCTGCTGTAATCGACAGAACGTTTTAACTCATCCATAGGCTATTAGTGGGTTTGGTTGTAGTGCTTCCAGTTATTCTTGTCGTCCACGTCATTGTTGTGATTTTTGTCCCATTTCTTGCCACTGCGATTTGGCCTCCCTGCCTTGCGGCCACCGCCGGTGTTTATGTCGTTACCACCCTGCTGTTTATTGATTCTTGCTGTAGCTTCCTCCTCCTCGATGGCGTTCTCTGTCTCGTTGTCCGCACGCTGAATATCCATAAGAAGGTCTTGCTGGTCCTCCTCTTTCTTCTCTCGTAAGATACGCTCCCATTCGGCATTCTTTGGGAAGTCAGGACAACGCTCCGATGCAGTCTGCTTCGAGAGGAATCCATTCTGAACGGCAGTTGCAAGATTTGTAAGAAGCTCATTCTTGTTCTGATGCGTATAAGGCTCAATCCAAGCGTTGATATCGAGGCCAACAATAGAAGCCGTCGCGTTATTTTCGTGTCCGATTCCGAACTTGGCAATTTCAACCAGTTTGTCAAGGAATGGCTGCAACTTCTGAGAATCATTCATGGCAACCTCTAATGCAGGAGAATAGAGGAGTTTGATGGCTACACCTGGTAGGTCGCCGGACTTCAGCTCAGGAGGTTTTACAGTAAATGACAGCTCATAGATGAGGTCGTACGACTTGTTGAGCTGAGTCGCAAAAGCATCTGACGCGTCGGTTCCATTGAGGAATCCTGCATCGTTATCCTTGCTGTTCATAGCGATAACCTTGGCTGCTCCAGTCATATCGTCGCCTGAAATGGTAATCTCATCACCATCACCCTTTACGTAGAATACCGGGAAAGCGTATGCCTTATTGTTCTCGCAAAGATACGAGAATGCCTCCTCGTAATCTTCGATGTTCTTCTGAACATTGGACCAGCAAGGTCCCTCGTCATTTCGGATATATGCAACCGGTATTGAATTGAAGTGATGTTCTTTCTTTTCAACAAGAGCATATCCGTTCATTCCGAACAACCCCTTAATGAGATTCATAGCTTTCTCTGTTACACTCTTTTTGCCGACATCATTTCTAAACCTATAATAATAGGTATCGTCCCAGACCTCAACCCACTCAATCTGAGCGTTTCCGTCTTCATCCAAGTCGTAATACTTGCGAGCAAATACAGATAGCTCTCCGGTGATCGAGTCGTAATGCGGATAGAGGTAGTCGCCATTCTTGAATGACAGAACCTTAACTCCGAACTTTCCTTTGTCGATATAGCCGACTGCTGCGGTTTCTGCAACAGTCATGTATGAGCTTACTGCTTCGAAGAACGCAATCTCCATGTTGTGCATAAGCCAACCCTTCTTAAAGATGTTAAGATTCTTCTGTGATTCCTCTTCCTTATCAAGTTCCTCTGTGCTGTCGGCAAGCTCAAACTGAATGTCATTTCCTGTCAAGTGTAGGGTGTGCTTCGTTGCGACAACCTGCTGAAAGGAAAATGCACATCTTGTGATTGGCTGTATGTAGTAGCGGTTTCCTGTAGTAGGATCTTTCGGGTCCCACTCGGGATTTTCCTTAATAATGTCCGGATAAGCGTTTTTGTCCCAGATTCTATGTCCGCTTGGGAAGTACTCACGAAGGAAGTCGGACTGGGTTTTTACTCTCCATACGCAAGGGTCGTAAGGCATGTTCTGCATACTCCTATCACCAACCTTGTCGGAGAAAGTGCCATGGCTCATGTATCCGTCAGGCTTAAGCTCGTAGAATGGTTTCTTTACGAGTATTTCTCTAAAATTTAAATTCTCCATAATCCTTTTACCTTTTTATGTTTCTTTTTTGTTAAACTGAATATCATTACGTAGAACCAAGACTCAAAGAAGTCGGGCGAGTGGCCGACATACTTCTTGGCCTTCTTTTTAGGCATAAGTTTGAATCCCTTATCATCTCCGTCCTCGTCACGTCGGAGCATCTTGCGTTCCTTCTGAAGAATCTGTCTGAGAGGAACCTTATCGAATCCGTTTCCTGAATACTTTTTTTCAAGCAGTGATGAGTCGATGGAAATCTGTTTATCCTTAATCATCTTGTAGAATAGCCATGCGCACTGGGATTTCAAGTCCTTGTAGAGGTATTTGATACCTTCCTCTTCTTTGTGGTTTTTAGCAATAGGGGCTGCCTGGTTATTGAACGGAACGGCATCCTTGAAGAATCCCTTGAAGTACTGACCGATGCCCTGTAAATCGTAAGTGAAGTTGCATTCCTCGACTCCCCACTCTCTCAGCTTAGCCTCAACTACCGAAACAAGAGTCTTAGAGTCCAGCCTCATCACAACCAAGTCCTTGCAGTGCCATCCTTCCCAAAGCCACATCACGAAGTTGTCGCCGCCGGTGAAAGCAATATCGGCAGAGGCTCTGCGCTTTCCGTCTCCTTCCTGTTCGGCATTATCGAATATTTCCTCAAGGTCTTCCATCTTGATCATGTCATCGCCGGCTGCTTTCCAGTTCCAGTTGGCTTCCAGGTCTCGCATACGCTGTTCCTCATCCTGCTGGGCAAGGTTGGCCAAATATGACACGTCGGTGGACATAAGCTTGATATTCTCTGATAGGTCGGCACGTATGAACGTGGCAGACTTGATGAACATTTCGAGCTTTGTGTATCCAAGTTCCTCGTAGCTGTCCTTCCAGAGGCTGTCGATGATGCCCTTGCACTGCTCGTACACCTCTTCTCTCGTGTTTCCCCAGTAGATTGAGTCAGGCGTATCGCCGTCCATGAAGCAGTATCGTATAACTCCGTCACGCTCAGGTATGATGTAACCGTTTTCGTCAACCCACCAGTCGATAAACTTTCTCACCCAAGATTCCGGGTCCGGGTTACAGGTAATCCAGAAGCGGTTTCGGATATGTGCTGCATTTCGGTTATTGGTCAAGAGGTATTTGAACTTCTTGTATGGGCACTGGGTACCCTCATCGATGCAGATGTATGCATATTGTCGTCCCTGGAATCGCGTCTTGAAGTCTTGATATGCTCCTGCATAGTATGAGAATTTAAGCCATCCTCCGTTATCGAAGTTCCAGGTCATGTCATTTTGCGACTTATTGTAAGTTCCAAATTGGGAGAACAATTTATAAGAGTCTGTCACTAAGGACTGTAAGTCGTCTTTTTCGTTACGAAGAATTGTTGCATGAAAATCTGGATTTTTAATATCCTTCAGAACTTCCATTAGGGAAGAGAATGACTTGGAGTTGTGAGTGACTATGAAGTCTTCGACTACAAATAATGAGTCCGGGTTCTCAACAGCAATACAGCAGCAGTTTCGCTTGCCGACCGGTTTACAGCTAACAATCCTCCTCTTTAGCTCCTTCTTTCTGCAATCGAATCTAACCTCCCATTTCTTGTTTGACTTCCTCTTTACATAGCAAACAGAACCAAGGCTATCAACTAAATACTTGAAATCGAATGCTTTCTTCCTTGTCTTGAAAGTCTTCTTCCAGTATTTCCCAGAAAACCTACCCGATGTTTCGATGATACGTCTTAAAGATTCCGTTCTCTCAGCGACAGAGGCTAAGCCGAACCTTTCATCAAACTCCACTGGCTTTACGCAAGGAATAGCGATATGGTAACCTTCATTGATATAACTGGCTATCTCGCAGGCAAGATGCGGCATAAACCTACTGTCTCCGTCGATGGACACATTCCAGATGTGGTCGTCTGAGCATACTACACTTGAACCGTCAGATAGTTCGATTTCATAGCAATCTCTATCCGAATAATCAATTCGGCCTAATACCCTGTGTCCCTTACCGTCATGTCCTATTACGGTGTCACCATATTTAAGATTCTTGATTTTAATGAATCCTTTAGTAGTCAGTACTCTTGTGTCTTCATCCAGTGGACCGCCTCGCGAGCCTCCAACTATCTTAATATCAGCATCAATAGACAGCATACGTTCCTGGCCGCCACGCTGAGCTATAATCTTCAGCTTGTCGGGATGCTTCTTGTCGGAGTCTCTTAATGATTGGATATACTCTTGAGTGTAAATAGGCTCTCCATTATCCAAATTTAATCCTGAAAGTACTTCTTTCTGCATAAAAATACAATTAATATTGCAAAAATATAAATTTTTCTTGGATAATTGCATACTTATTCATATATTTGCAAAATAAAAGGTATATTTATACATTTTAAAGTGGAAGAACCACTTTTAGAATAACATTTTTAATCAAAAACAACATGACAAGAGAAGAACTCTTAGCATTGGTCAACAAGGAGCTCGGTAGTACCAAGTTGACAATTAGCGAGAAAACCATCAATGAAGAACTTGATGATGTACTCGAAGATTTTGGTGAAGACGAAGCTGCAAACGCCAAGTTGGTAACCAAGGTTACAAATCGCTTGAAACGCATGGACGGCAATCTCCATTCTGACGTTTCTCAGCAAGTTAAGGAATACAAAAAGAAGGCAAGGGAACGCCAGAAGGCTAAGGAAACTGAGTCTGAGGAGGAAGGGTCTGAGGAAATTCCTAACGAGGAGGACATGCCTGAGTGGGCTAAAAAGCTCATCGGTGAAGTCAAGAAGGAGCGTGAGGCGCGAGAGCAGAAGGAAGCAGCTGACGCAAAGAAGGCGTTGGTTAACTCCATTAAGGAAGGTCTTAAGGCTAAGTTTGAGAAAGCCAACATTCCTTTGAATTCGTTTTTCGTTAAGACAGCTTTGGATAAGCTTGAGATTCCAGATGGCGAAGTTGATGTCAAGGATCTTGTCGGTAAGGCAGAGGTTCTTTACAATGCTGACCTCAAGGAAGCGGGTATCAATCCAGAAACAAAGCCTCGAAGCGGAGGTGGCGGAGCCGGAGGAACCGGAACCGTAGACGAACACGAGTTCGATGATGTTGCAGCTATCAGATCTCGACACAAGCCAAAGGACGAATAACAATTAGTATTCAGGATAACAAATTTATTTATTGATTATGGGAACAGTTTCTCCTTATTACAGTGAAAGGATGAATGGTAGCGGCTTCTTGCCAGGTCGTTCCCTCATCCAGGCTCGTGGCGAAATCGGCGGTATCCGCTATGTATTCGTCAAGTTGAATGGCACCACAAAGGATGCTTTCCGTACTCCTACAACTGGTGGTAAGTTGCTCAACCCTTTCAAGGGTCCTGCAAAGATCTACGCCGGTGACTTCCTGGAGTATGATCCTGGCATCTATGGCAACGCAGGCGCGACTGTTAAGATTCTTAAGTCTTACCAGTGTGCAAAGAAGACCGGTGCTACTGACACAACTCTCCTTATTGTACGTGATGGCTACAAGCACATTCCGTTCATTGGAGACAATATCATGGTTGCTCCTGACGCTCTCGATGGCACAGGCACGGCAGTTACGGTTACGGGTGTTGAGAAGACAACCGAGGCTGGCGCAGACGTATGGAAGCTTACTTTGTCAGCAACGCTCGGTGTTGTAGCGAAGGATGCTGTACTCGTTGAGGCAGCAGCTGTCGGCGCGTCGCAGAAGCCTATGGTAACCAACCCTAACGGTTATGCTCAGTGCGACTACGACTTCCTGTTCACCCCAGGTGAAGATTTTGAGGATGGTGCTCGCTATATGCTTACCCCATTCCTTGCTAACGATGACACCGTTATGTACATCGACAGGATGTCTCCAATCCCTCCTGCAATCAAGGCTCTCAACAAGAGTCGCGTTAACGGATGGTTCCATCTCTAATTATTAACCTTAAAGATTGATTCAGGATTATGGCAAAATTTGATTTTAATAATTCGCGACTTGCCAAGTTCTTCGGTTCTCAGGAGAATACGGCATATTTGCAGAGTTTCCTTGACAAAAAGGAAATCTTCTTTACTAACTACGGTTGGTACAAGACACAGGGACACAACGCTTCGTTCCTGACATCTACCGACAACTACGGCTTGGCTACATTCAACGTTAAGGCTCGCAAGTTGAAGGCAGCTCCAATGGCTGACCTCCGCGCTCCTCTCGGTGATTCTAACCAGATGGACAAGAACGGACACAAGTTTTACACCGCTTCTATTCCGGACTTCATCACTCCTGGTTACGTTGAGACCGCAGTTGAGCGTTACGCACGCATCAAGCAGTTCGAGGAGTTCGGTAACGATGCCGATATCTTGGCAGACTGGTGCGATGAGGTTCAGACCCGTATTGACTCTGTTGATGCCACAATGAACTTTATGACCGCTCAGTTGATGTCTACCGGTAAGATTGACTACTCAGGCATTGGCCGTGGTATCTCTACGCCATTGCACAGGGCTATCGACCCTATCGAGTATGGCGACAACTTCATCAATGGCGGTGCTAAGAAATGGGCTGACCCTACTGCTACCATCCTTACCTACATGAAGGAGAAGGAGGCTAAGTATCGTGAGACCCGCGGTGGTTTCGACGGTGCTTTGATCTGGCAGATGACTCGCAATACATTCTATAATGTATTCTTGAAGAACGCAGAGGTCCGCGAACTCGTTACAAATTACCGCCAGCTGAACTACATTGCCTCTACCAAGACAATGCCTATCAGCAAAGAGCAGTTCATCAAGGCATTCGTTGACTTCGAGGGAGTATCACCTATCGAGATTGTGACCGAGAAGGAACGCAACCTTACTCATACAACCGATGAGTACAAGCAGGGTTGGTCTGACGACATCGTTGTTCTCCGTCCTGCCGGTGATGCCTGTGAGTTCGAGCGTACAGACAGCCTCGACAAAAAGCTGATTGAGTATGCCGGCAACAAGGCTATCTCTACCTTGTTCGGTACAACCAACGATGGTCTCAGTCTGTTGATGAACTCAACGGTTCCGAACGGTAAGTACATGGAGTGGCACACAGACATCATGTTCTCTGCTTGCCCAGCTCTCATCGACTTCCCAGATCATTGCATTATGGACATTACCAAGACTGATTAATTTCGGTCTTGGAACTATTAACGTAATTAGATTGTATGGTTATGGAATCAGAGATGGAAGTTTACACTGCATACGACTACCTTATCAACAGGGTGAAGTTTGAGGTGCCAAAGAAGACCATGTTGGGAATCATGCTTACCCGCAGCATACAGCCGGAGTCGCTGATGTGTGACTGTGACGCTGACGTGCTGAGTTTAGCATACGCCGATACATTGAAGTGGTTTTGTCTTGGCCCAAGCAAGGTGAACAACACCTCTGATTCCGACAATGGTTGGACGCACTCTGGAGGAGGATATGAGATTTCGGACGAGGATATCAGCGCAATGAAGGCAGAGGCAAATGCTATCTACCAAAAGCTTGAGCCCGACTCGATGCTCAAGAAAAAATCCACCTTCCGGGTGACCTCCCACGGAGTGAAGCGGGCGAATTATTCTCCTTGGGGAGAACCTCTCCCTCACATCATCAAATAAGGCGTATGGAAAAGGAAAACATCAGAAACCCAAGATACCCTCACCATATCAAGATTGTGAGGAAGGTCGTCGGAAAAGCCGACCCTGATGACCCATTCGCCGATGATGACGCTCCCGTAGGTGAGGACAAGGAAATCATTCTCTATAACGGTGAAGGCCGCAGTTATACGGACACTACCACTGTAGGCGATAAATACGTAGACCAGAACAAGAGGAAAGCATCGATTCCTATCAGATATGACGAATGGGGTGCTGACAGATGTCCTCTTGACGGAGATACAATTTATTCCACTGTCGGCAAAAACACCGAGGTAGGTATGGTCAAGGACTGCGAACCGGACAATAACAGGACTGTGGTTTACTGGGAATATATAAGAGTTTAGGCTATGGGGAGTTTGGCAGATCAGTTCGTGGAAATAGAAAAGAAAATCCGTCAGATGGCTGTAGTAAAGATGCAGGAAAAGATGGACCACGCAGCAGAAATGACAATGAAGGCGGCAGATGAGTCACGTGACTATAATGACGTTACAGGTAACCTGTATAAATCAACCGCTATAGGCACATATTACAAAGGCTCCTTGCAGTCGATACACTTCGCCCCAGGCCCTGAGCCAACACGCCCCACCCTTGCAGAAGGAGAGAGATACAATCTTGACAGGTACTATCGCAGTTCGTTTTCGTTCAAAGATAGCGGACGTAGGCCTTATAAGGGTGAATATGGAGAAGGTGGACAGAACGGCCCTGCAACGGCAGAAGATGAACTCTTGTACAACGAACATAGCAAAGGAAAGTATGATTCCACTTGGCAAATGTTGCTTGTTGCCGGAGTTGATTATGCAAGATTCGTTGAGGCAAAGAAGGGCCACGATGTTATCACGTCGCTCAGAGATTATTTAGTAAGATACTTTAAGAAGGTGTGATTATGATAAGTATTAAGACATTATACTTCGATGTGGGCAACGCCATGAAAGGTGTGTGTGACAGGGTGTTCCCACGCAACCGCCCGAAGGCTGTTGACAAGAAGATAAACAGTTATATCGTTGTCTTCTTTCCATCTTCCATATACAACAACGAGATGAACTCTGACGGTTCGTATGACGACTACTCTACTACCCTACAGATAGAAGTGTACGTGAAGGATAAGGTCTCAGCAGACAATCCCAACGCACTCGATGTATCCCAAGTAGACGATAAAGTAAAATCTGTTATGGACAGATTTCCAATCTCCACCAAAAACATCATCGTAACAAATCCGATGATAACCATGCAAACAGACGACGGAGACGGATACTCTGTCACCATCATACAAGGACGATTGAGAACAAAATAAGTATTTAGGTATAACAATTTAAAATATTTTAGATTATGGCAATGACAACTATTGACAAGATGAAGGACATTTTCAATGGTCCTAAGACTTTGCTCTACTCAAAGGCTATCACAGACTTGAGCAAGGCTTCAGTTGACATCACACCAGAGATTGAGCTTCCTGTGGAGGTTGATTCCCTTAAGGCAACCATGGAGGATCCGACCATCAATCACTACAAGGTTATCGGCCTTGCTGGTGACTGGGCAACTACCGCAGAGCTCGGTGACTTCAACGTAGAGTTCGTTGTTCCTTCCAAGGCAAAGGACTTGTTGAAAATCATGTTCGGTGAGGATGCAATCACAGAGTTGACCAAGGTTACCTTGAAGGGTACTGGTGACGAGACACTCGATGCTACTACCGGTTTTGCCGGCGTTGCAGTTGAGCCAAAGAAGTTCAAGATCAAGGGTACTATCGTCATCGTTGACGACGAGAAGGAGAACCTTATGATCGTGACAAACATTGCCCTCTATGCAACGTTGCTGTGGGATGACACAGGTTCAAAGCCAGTTGCATTCAAGTTCGCCGGTTCTATCGAGGGTGCAGGCAAGCGCAGTATCGCTTGGCTTACCAAGGCTCCAGCTCCTGGTATTGGCGGCTAATTAAAGAGAAGTCTATAGGTAATTAGATTCAGGATAACAACCGTTGGGCGGCAGGCTTATGATAACAGCCGTGCCGCCCTTCTTCGTTAAAAAAATCATACAATCATGGCAGAAGAAAAGAAAATTGAGCAGCCTTCGGTGGACTTGCAGGAGATGCTTGACAGCGTTATCGGTGACACACCTACGGAGGTAGTGTTCCGTGGTAAGAAACACAGTGTAGGATGGCTCAGAAAGGGAACAATGAGAAGATGCACCCATATCAAGATAAAGGAGAAGAACGAATGGAAGCGCAACGTCAAGATTTGCGTCTGCATTCTCCTCAACAACATCTGGAAGATACGGGCCTTCTACTGGATTTACTGGCGTTGGCTCTACTACATCAAGGACGTAGACGTGGTAGAGGTACTGAAAGTTCTCGATGTTTCTAAAAAAAAAATTCCATCGAACGCATTCTCGCTGACTACCATATTAGCGACAGGGATGACGGACGTGATGATGACGATGACGAGGAGCGAAGTAAAAGCTATCCAAGCAGAACAAGCTGGGGAGCAGCCTTCTCGTTAGCGGAGAAGTTTGGTTTTCTCTTCCATCGCAAGTACTTCATCGCAGCCTACGACTACTGGTGGGGCTATTCGTCGGCGCAGATTGACCTCATGGTTGCAGACCAGCCTCTTGTTGTCTATCCTAAGACAAAGAAGGAAAGCGGACCGAAGAAGCACACGTTAAAGGAGATGGATGACCTCTATGACAGATGGATGGAGAAAAAGAAGAATGAGGGAAGCCTCATCGGCAAGAAGATAAATCTTACTGATTACTTAAACAATGAACTCTAACTTAAAAATATTCAGGATATGGCAGGTGGAAATTTAGGTGACTTGTGGTTTCAGCTTGGTGTGAAGGATAATACATCTAAGGAACTTCAAAAAATCATCGACAAGCTTAAGACAGGAGACGACGCTGCAAACTCACTTCTTCGTGCTCTCCAGGGATTCGGAACTAAGAAGTCCGGGTTCAAGGAGCAGGCAGAAAAAGCCAAAGAGTTTGCCGATGTTCTCAATGAGATAAACAGAAGGATTTCCAAACTCAAAAAAAACGACAAGAGCGATGAAGCTAAAGATTTGCAGATGGCGGTAAAAAACGCCCTCTCCTATCTCGACATGCTACAGAGAATCAACATAGAACGCAGTAAAATTTCGGAGCTACGCTCACTGAATCCGAATGTTGATACCTCGAAGCTTAAGGAGGCTGAGTTGATGCTTGAGAATGTCAATAATCAGCTTTATAGATTACAGAATAAAGCACAAGGCGGCGGAGGTGGCGGCGTAGACTATGCAAACGTTTTGCAAGACTACGCTAAGGTTCTCCAAATGACGTTCCGTGATGTAAAGCAGATTACCGATCAATTCAAAAAAGAAAACCCTTTATCTGCCTTTTCGGGTGGAGCTGCAAAGGTTGAGGCTGATATATCAAGAGTAACTGAAAAGCTTGCCAAAATGCGAGACCTCATGGCAGAGGGTGCCTTGAAGGGTTACAATACTAATATGCTTGGTGGAAGTATCACCGAGCTTGACAAGATACTTGCCCGATTGCAGGCGGCATCTGGTAACAAATCAATCCTCACTGATGCTGCACAGATGAAGAACCTTCTTTCCGATGTTGCTGTAGAAATGACGAAAGCAACCGCAGCAACACAGGCATACGGGCGAGAGAAGGGAAAAGTCATTGCGCAGGAGAGAGAGTTTGCGGCAGCTTCAAAGTTGAGCGCCAAGGATAATGATGCGGAGCTTAAAGCTTTGTCTGATTATGCAAAGCGCTACATGGCATTGCAAGAGGCTAAGAGAAAGGCGGAAATGCGAGCTTCAGACGAAAGAAAAAGACAATCTGAAGCGGAAACGAGGCGTATAGAAGCTGATACAGACAGAATGTCGAGACTCTATGCGAAAATGTCGCTTGTAATCGGTAGAGGTGAGCGTGCCGGTATGAGAAGTCTTGAACTCGGCGTAAACACAAGTACCCTGGAGAAAGCTCTTTCTGAAGCATCCGAACTTAAGAAAAGGATTGAAGATGCTAACATTGCCCTTATGGGTAAAGGTGGCAGACCATCCTATTCGTCTTATGCAGAACAGGTAAACAAACTTTCGTCAAGCCTCACAAATGCAACACAAGCTCAAAGAGAACTGAACTCTGCACAAGATAAAGCTAACAGGAAAGCAGAAGCTCAGGCCACAAGAGATGCTGCCAAGGCGAAGCGTGAAGATATTGCAGCCGAGAAGCAGCGCCAGACTGAGTTGAAGAATACCGAGCGCCGATATGATTCTCTCGGCAATAAAGTACGCCAGCTTCGTTCAGAATACAGCAGAGGTATCTCTATCGGCGCAGATGTAAGCAAGGCAGAGGAAGAGATACTTAGGCTTATTTCCGCAATGAGACGTCTGCAATATATAAAGGATAACCTTTCTTCTCCTACAGGATGGAAGGACTATCTTGGTCAACTTGGTAGTATCGGTAGCGGTCACGATACCACATTAGCTTCGAGGGTTCTTCAAGACCAGAAGGCAGTTAATCGCGAGGTCCAGAGAGGTGTTGAGCTTGAACAGAAGCGTCAGCAGGAGATAGCTCAGTCTGCCGCAAAGGCACGAAACGATCTTGCAGCAGCATTCGCCGGAGCCAACGCTGAAGCGAAGAAGATGCAGTCTATTGTCGGTGATATCAAGTCCATCTTCTTGCAGGGAGGTATTGTCTTTGGTGCTCAGCAGTTCTTTAATTCAATCGTACAGACTGGCGGCGAGATTGTTCAGCAGCATGTAGCGTTGCGTTCTATCCTTGGAGATGTGCAGAAGGCTGACGAATTATTCGCTCAGACTCAGCAGCTTGCGTTGCAGTCTCCATTCAAGTTCGGAGAGTTGAACAGAGATGTCAAGCAGTTGGCCGCATTCGGAGTTGAGGCGAATGACTTGTATGATACCACAAAGCGTCTCGCTGATATCGCATCTGGTCTTGGTGTGTCTTTCGAACGACTTGGCTTGGCTTATGGTCAGGTTAAGGCCCGTTCTTGGCTTGACGGTAAGGAGTTGCGCCAGTTTGCTTATGCTGGACTTCCACTCTTACAAAGAATTACGGAGCTTTACAATTCAGAAGGGAAGAACGGAAGGAACAATTATACCAAGGCAGATGTCAAGAAGATGATTAGTGCTAGACAGGTAAGCTTTGAGGATGTCCAGAAAGTGCTTTGGAAAATGACAGACGAGGGCGGCCAGTTCTACAACATGCAGTTCGTTCTGTCCGAAACATTGCTCGGTCGATGGAATAAGCTCATTGATGCCTGGGACATTATGCTTGGAAAGTTCGCAGAAGGTAAGAATGTTGTCGGAGGTACTTTCTCATTCCTTATTAATAGAACAACAGATTTGATTCTTGCTTTGGATAAGGTCTCTAACGCAGCACTTGCATTCGGTGCTATGTATGCTTTGCGTAAGGGAGCGACAGCCATTGCTTCAAGAGTTGGTATAAGCAGTAACCTTGCAGCTTTGCAGGCTGAACGACAGGTAAAGCTAAGAACTTTCGCCGTAGAGCAGCAGCAAGCTCTCATTGAGGGTAAGATAACCCTGGAAAAAATGAGGCAGAATATTGCTGACTACCAGGGAATGCTGAATAGCAAGATTAATACCAGAAATGCTGTAGAGCAAGCTGCATTAGAGGGAAGACTTAGCGAGTTGAAGATGCAAAAAGCTTTCCGCGAGGGTCTAATATCCAAGGAGATGATCGAACAGCTTCGCCTTATGGGTATGATAAGCGCAAAGGAGTCCGAGCTTATAACTAAAGAAGGAACAAGGGCAAGAATGTCGCTTGCTGTTAACCAGGCAAAAGGAAAGCTTGGAGGATTCTTCTCTGGATGGAATATTGCAACACTTGGTATTACTATAGGAACAGCTCTGTATTCGGCATATAGTCAGTTCAAGGACAGCATCAAACAGGATACCGACAGGATAAACGAGACTGCAAAAACAACAGTAAAGACACTATCTGATACGTTATCGGAAGTTGGCAACAAAGGTACTGGCGATACTCTTCAGCAACAGGTAGACAAGATGACTGATGTTCTTAAACAGAGCGGACTCTATACAGACTCCATTAAGGAACAGATAGATAGTACTGATGACCTCGGCAAGGAGTATGATATCTTAAAACAGAAAATCATTGACGCCAGGAATGAGAATAATTTCACTCCAAGCGAAGGAGAGAACTTCGCAAAGGCAAAGAAGGCTACTGGTGCTGGATTCGCAGGTGAAGCAGGTTGGTTCGGCCAATGGACTGGTATCGGTCAAGACGATATTGACAAGAACATAAAAGACGTTGCAGGGAACCTTGCTCAACTCCAGATGAAGATGGAGAAATTCGGTGATTCTACCAAGTCTTCAATGGAAAAGGTTGCAAATTCTATCCTTGGTGCAAGGTCTGCTGGAATGACATTTGAGGAAAAAATAGCCGAGATATGCAGTTCGAGAGGTGTAAACGGATATTGGGAGACATTTGTCAAGAAGGTAAGTAATGGAAACAAAGATGTTGAAGATGATCTCCGTGGGTTAGAGGGCGACTTGGATGACTTTAGTGGAAACTTTGGTCAGATAGCTACCGACGATATTCCTAAATATCTCGAATATATGGCCAAGAGTAGGAATATGGACATGGTTGAGTTCTCAAGGTGGTGCAAACAGCACCCGGATAAGTTCAGAACCATGCTTGACCAAATGTTATCTGAGGCGAACAAGAAAGTTCCTGGTCTTGTAGCGAGACTTCAAAGCGTAGCTATGGCTATTTTGAACATAGGAAAAGCAAAGCCACAAGAAGGCAATACTGGTCCAAAAGTTTGGAAAAACCCTAACAAAGTAGGAACTATCGAAAGAAAAGCCTTCGACAAGCTACAAAAGGCAGGAAGGCTTAAAGGAGGAACAGATGGTTTCTGGCAGAAGGAAATGGCCGAGTATCTCCACAATCTGAATGGAGGAAATAGTAACGGATGGACTTCATTCGGAGAGGCTGTAAGAAAGAGATACAAGGAGGTCCGTGACGAGAACGACAATGCAAAGAATGCAGGCGACAGACAACCATACGTAAGGGAGCAGCGAATGCTTGAAGCAATAGCGGCTCAGTCTGGAATAAGTCTTGATGTAGGCAAGAATAAGGTTACGGGTCACTTCGGTAAGGGTAAAAACAAGAATGTTCGCGAAGAAGACGCTGAACTTAAACGCCTACAGGAACGACTCAGTAGCTTGAAGTCTGCAAGGCAGATGTATCAGAAGTACAAGAGCGTAATGTCTGATGAAGAGGCGAAGAAGAAGACTTACAATCTCTTCCCAGAGGTTACCGGTCTTAATCTTGATGACTATCAGAAGGCTGTCCATTCTCTCCTTGAAGGATTCAGCATAAACACCACAGAGAGAAAGAAGTTCCAAACTTCCATCTATCGTGAGGTTGCAGAGTGGCTCTTCAACGAGAAGGACAAGAAGGAGTACGAGAGAAAGGCAGCTGATTTCACGGAATTATTGAACAGGTTATCGAGTCAATGGGACTTGTACAAAGAGTTGCTCAGCAAGACAGGTGATAAGAATTTCTCCAGTTCCGCATTCAGTAATCCCGGATATATCGATGACAAAGCAAAGGAGCTTATAGTCGAGTATAACAATAAGTTCGGAAAGGACTTCCAGAGAGAGAATGCGATGTCGATGTCCGATGGTGTTGCAAAGGAAACTCTTAAAGGCCCAGGTGAATATGAGGCGTGGAAGATGATAGTTGACCTTCTTCGAAACAACTATATCAAGATTTTACAGGATGCTGCCGACATCATCGAGAAGACAGAAGATTATGAGGATAAAATCTTGAAGATAAGGGAGAGATACAACGAACTTATCAGCAAGACGAATGATCCTGGTATTAAGGCAAGGTACGGGATACAGAGAGATAAGGAAATCGGGCAGGTTAAGCTTGACAAGTTCAAGAACTCTTCTGATTATCTCAACTTCTACGGAGCCATCGTTTCTCTTGGCATGGATAAGGCTCAGACTATCGGAGCGAGAATCAGGCAGAATATCAATGAGGCTCTACAAAGCGGAGCTATTGATGCGAGAGAGTACGCCAAGGAAATCAAGCAGCTTGATGAACAGTTATCGAAGCTGACGAGCCCAAAGAAGACTTTCCTTAATGGAGGTCTAAAGGGAATGGCTGAGCAGAAGATTTCTGATGCCAGCGAGCAGATGACCATCGCAGCAAGTAAAATGGCTGAAGGAAAGAAGGTTCGTGAACTTGGTCTCAAAATGGGAGACGAAAACTTCATCAAGCGTGGTGACAGCATGATTGCCAGCGGAAAGGCTATGATGAAAGCTGCTGAGATTCTGTTTAAGGATGGAACAAAAGCGAAGGAGTCTCTTGATAAGTTTGCTAACGTAGTAAGCATTATCGACCAGAATGTACAGGGAATGTTCGAAGCGTTCAATGACATCAAGGAGACAGCTTCACTTCTCGGCGTTGATACCGAGTCTGACGGATGGCAGGATGCTTCGGCCTTCTTCGAGACATTCTCTGGCATGTCAAGTTCATTATCTAAGGTGGTAACAAGTGCGGAGACCGGCAACGTTGGTGGAATTCTTGCCGGTGTCACCGGCATATTTACCTCTCCTATCAAGGCGTTTGCAAAGGCTCATGATGCCAAGCTCGACAGACAGATAAAGCTTGCAGAGAGACAGCTGAATGAGCTGAAGAACCTATCCAACAATATCAGTTCCGTTATTGAAAAGTCACTCGGTGGAATCTATTATTACAATAGGTCTTCTGATGCGACTAAAAAGCTCAACGATGTCAAGAATGACTTTAAGGCTTGGGATGCTTTTTCTAAGACTTATATGGGCAAGGCTTTCTTCGGTGGCAAGAACTTGAGTCACTACAGCAAGGAGACCTATGACGCTGTGATGAAGACAGAGACGAATCCTTCCGTATACGCAGATCAGCTCGCCCTACTCCACGCCCAAGAAGACGAGTTGAGGAAGCAGAGGCAAGCCGAGGATGACAAGAAAAAGACGGATAATGATAAACTCGCCGACTACGACCAGCAAATCAAGGAGATGGAGCTACAGATTAAGACGTTCGCACAGGACTTTCTGAAAGACGTTTACTCTATCGATATGAAGAGCTGGGGAAATCAGCTGACTGATACTGTTGTGAGCGCATGGACTAAGGGGGAAGATGCGGTTGAGGCTTACAAGAATAAGGTCAAGGAAATGGTTCGCGAAGTTACGAAGAATATCGTATCTCAAAAAATCATGGAGAAGGCACTTGAAAAACCTCTTGAATGGCTTACGGGAATCCTTGACAAAAAGGGCAAACTTGACGAGACAGATATGGGCGATTTTGCAGACAAGCTCTACCAAGTTGGCGAAAATGTAGTTCCTCAGTTAACCGGTATCTTTGATGCTCTAAAGAAAAAGGGACTTGATTTGAGAGAAAACGGAAGTTCCTCTTTGACCAATTCGATTAAGGGCATTAATGAGGAAGAAATCGGCCTTCTCGCATCGTACCTTAATTCCATCAGATTATATTGTGCAGAAGACAATGAGAATCTCAAGCAGTTAACAGAGTTAACTAAGTCGGCACTTCCAGAGATAAGCGTAATTGCCAAGTCTCAGCTTGTCGCTATGAATCAGCTTGTTACTCTTGCTGAGTACAGAAACGGCAAGCTTGATGATATGTATTCGTGGATGCGTTCTATAACCAAGGAAACTGGCGTAAAGAGTTTAAGAATCAGTTAAATCTAAAGAAATTATGTTTGAAAAGAAGAATTTATCAGACAAGATGAAGAAAGAAGCAGTTTCACTGGGCCTTTGTGCTCAGTGGACTGCCGAGTGGCACGACAACTCATCCAAGCATGAGATGGTCGAGAAGTTTGTTAAGGGTATCGACTTCTGTATCGGAAGAAACTGGCCTTCGACCAAGGATATGAAGAAGTACTTTGGTGATGTCATTCATGATCATGGTGTGTATGTTGACGAGAACGTTGACCTACAAAACCCAAAGATTGCCATCCTCAATGGAGAGTGTGTAGCAAACATCAACTATGACTGGATGGGCAGTGGAGAGATATACGTAAGGCACAACTCTTCACTTTACCTGAAGGTTAAGGGATTCTCCAGAGTGTTTGTCAATCTGTTAGATGGCGCAGAGCTTCATGTTGAATGTGAAGATACCGCAAAGTGCTTCATTTACCAATACGGAGGAACAGTCGTGAAAGCTACAGGACCAGTCAATATCAGGGACAGACACGATTTTAAGTTCAATTAACGCATATTTATACGTATATCTTTGTATATTTATACATTTAATTGTATATTTGCATCATAATAATTGATTTTGAGTTATGAAAGATTATTTCAGAATTTATATGCAGAAGGAAGGTGATGGTGCCAAGGTAATGGACACTATAACCGATTTCGGCATGTACGTAAGCGAGAGTCCGTTCAAGCCATGCGACGCAGTGAAAGAACCCGTAAAGAGGAGCTGGTATGACGAGCACGGAGACGATGAATATATAGGCAAAGACGGCCTGTATATGGCAGCTTACGAAAACAAGGTAAAGTTCCTGTTTAAGGGAGAAGCTTATGGGGCGAACGAGAAATGCAGGAGCTTTGTGAATTATCTCCGAACAACAGGTATGATGAAGATGTACTGCGACTTCAATAAGATTGGCAGGCAGCACGTGAGACTGAAAAGCATAGACCCTGTGCTGTACAGGGACCCGGAGAATGAAGACTTATTGGTAATGAGTGTTACCTTTAAGTTTAATGCCCCCGTGACAGACATTAAGCCAGTGATGGGTGCGGACGGAAACATAACAAACTTAACCTGATACAGACATGAGTAGGTGGAACATATATCATAAGGACGGAACAAAGCTTACGGACGTGAACGATGACGAGGTTGTCGTTCACGGATTGCAGTACTCAGACAAATGGATGGGAGACTGCTTTCTTACCATTGACTTCAAAAACAACGCTCCAATCAACTTCAAGATAGGCGACTACATCATATACAGAGGAGAGCGCTTCGAGTTGAACTATGAACCAGGAAAAGACAAAAAAGCAAGGCTAAACACATACGGAGAAGGATTCGTGTATGACAGCGTAAAGTTCAATGCGTTGCAGGACGAGTTGTCGAGATCGGAGTTTCTCGACGTGGTTCTGAACGACAACGAACTGCATTATACAGCCCTGCCGAAGTTTTCGTTCTACGTACAGACTTTGGATGATTTGCTCGACAGAATACAAGCCAACCTTGACGAACAGATCGGCAAGGGTGTGTGGAAAGTGTACTCACGCAGTAAGGAAAGGTCTTTGCAGAGAGGCTGTTCAGATGCGGACTGGAAGAATGTTTATGGAGAAGGAACGTCTAACAATGTTATCGAATCCAAGTCTATCACTGTTGACGGAAAGACCTGTTGGGAAGCTTTGGCCTTAGTAAACAGCGAGTGGGATGTAAACTTCATTGTAAGAGGTCGGAACGTGTACGTTGAAACAGCAGGAGTGCTCGCAAAAAACATCTTCAAGTACGGGCTTGGAAAAGGGTTGAGTGAGTTGATCCAAAATGCAGACTCAGAACAGCAAATCGTGACAAGGTTAAGAGCTTACGGTTCTGAAAAGAACCTCCCGTCTCACTACTACGCAGACCTCGGCGTAAAGTACTTCTGTAACATCACAGAGGTGAACACGGCAACAAGCTATCTGTCAGTGTATATCGACATGGAGTACATTGACAATTATTTCACCATCCCAAGAGTTTTCGTACCTAATGACGGGACGGGTAAAGAACAGACGTACGGATACGTCCTGAAGGTGACGTTTGACTTTCAGACGGTCATCACCTGTGTTGTGACAGCTTTGAGCAGCGGGCAGGCCGTAATGTTATACTCGGAAGTGAAGAACAACATGGAAGACAACGGAGACGAGCCGTCAAAAGAAAATCTTGACAGGTTTATCGCACAGGTAAACGCAGGAAACAGAAAGTTGTATATAACTGGCGGTCTGAATACTAAGGCGGTGCCATCGTCAATGAAGGAGTATGCGCAGAATCTTCCCAACAACATGTCTATCAACAGGCTGATGTTGCCAGGATTCCCCCATGTTTCACTTAACGACTACTACAACTCGCTGAGTAAGGCTGATAAGGAATATGTAAACCCAACGGGCAAGGAACATATCTTTTCGACCAATCCACACAGGCCCTATATTGACTCTGTGAACATACAGCAGATTGGTCTGCGTTCAGCATCGCAATATTTTGATAACGATGACAAGACCAACGGTATCGTAGAGATATACCCTACAATCGAAGAAATGGTTGTCGGTGGCGTGCGTGTTGATGAGATTGATAAGGGCGTTGCACCCGAGGACAACGGAAGGTTTGAAGACGGACAAACCGTAAACAATGTTGACATCTACCTGAATCCGTCTATCGACTTCGATATCAACGACCTGAAGGACAGTGATTTCTCTATCGCCATGAAGGATGGCATGTGTGGAGGAAGAACCTTTAAGGTAGCATCATCGGTAAAAGAGAACGGCAGATGGAGGTTGACCATACAGAGAGTAAAGGACGATGCCTTGGAGTTGTGGTTCCCATACAAAGACTATCCTATCAGAAAAGGAGATCACTTTGTACTGACAGGTATCACCCTACCCGACTCTTATGTGAACGCAGCGTCACTAAAGCTTCTGAAATATGCCATTGCCTACATAGACAAGAACGACTACACAAGGTATGTGTACCAGCCCAAGGTGGACGAAGTGTTTATGGCCAGACAAAACGACCAAGCGACAGAAGATAAAACCGGAACCATCAAGAGTCTTCACGACACGCTGAAGGCAGGCGACATCATGGAGTTTGATGATGACGACTTACACATAGGAGGCAAGGTGACCATCGACCAGCTCGTTATAAGAGAAAACAAAGGAGGCATACCAACCTATGAAGTAACTCTGAGGAATGACGTAGAAGTCGGAACGATGGCTAAGATAAAGCAGCAGATTTCATCCCTTGAGGCAGGAAACGGAAAGGTAAGTAGCGAGACATCAAAACAGATAACCGACTCGACAATCAATGAAGCTTCAAAAAACTTTCTGTCGAAGCTAAAGGACGACGTTGCGCAGGGAGTAATCACATTCATGAAAGGGCTTGTGAGTGACGGCTTGGCGAAACTGAATAAAGGTGCTTACTTCGGGAGAGGCGGTTCGCTGATAGACGAGTTAGGACAAGCAATCTTAGAGTCAATACAGTCCATCGACTACGACAACGAAGCAGAGCAGGGTTTCGCTGTTAAGAAGGAAAACGGAAAATACCACGCCTTCGTTACGAACCTCACTATTTGGGGAAAGGCTATCTTTAACCAACTGGAGGTAAGAAAGCTATCGTATGCAGGCGGAAACGTGTATCTGTCGGGCGCAGGAAGCAAGATAGTGAAGGTTGTGCCTGTGATTTGGGAAAGCGAAAGCAGTGAATGGATAGAGGCGCCTGTGGAGAAGTGCGAAGGCTGGCTCTGTTATCTTCTTGCTGACGACGGAACTACGGCTACAGAGAACCTGTGGAAAGAGGGCGACCAAGTGAGGTGCAAGACCATCGGAACGTTGGCTACTGGAACCATGAACGCAAGTAACAAGAGCTACTGGCGAACAATCCCTGAGCACGGCGTATCGAGTGTGAACGAGAAGATATATGACGGATATGGCAACGAGCTGTATGGCGGGCAGATGTTCTCGTGGATAGTAATCGGCAAGCACTCTTTGTCGTTAGACTCGATGACTGAGGAGTTTGCAACGGCAGAGATAGGTGGTATTCCTGAAGCAGGAGACACTATTGTGCTTGACGGACACAGAGCTGTTTATGTTGGAGGACAAATTGTAGATGACTACAGCAGAAAAGGTGTGCTGATACTGGAGAGTACTGGCGAAAACACACCTCGCATCGTAGGCTTCAAGGGTGTAGACAGATATACACACGATGGCAAGGAGGTATTCGAGCTTTCACCTGACAAGATAAGGCTTAATAGCAGTATCTTTGAGTGGGTATCTTCGACTGGGGACACCATGCACATGGTGAACTACAGAGGCGAGTGGAAGGCAGGAAGCTATGCCTACTACGACCAAGTGAACCATAATAACGCCCTGTGGACTTGTATAAACGAGAACGGAACAAGTCAAGAGCCTTCGGAGGCAAGCAGTGACTGGCAGAAGGTGTTGTCGGGAGAGAAAGGTGACAAAGGTGAAAAGGGAGATAAAGGTGACGAAGGACCACAAGGACCTAAAGGAGAAACAGGTGCGCAGGGCGAAACGGGTGCACAGGGACCGCAGGGCGAGAAAGGAGAACAAGGCACTCCTGGTGTGAACGGAAATGACGGAGTGAGCATACTTCTCGTACAGCCCATCGTGCTCGACACTAACGATGACGGTATCGTGTCGGACACCACGGCAGAAGGACGAGTAATGGTGATGAGAGGTGGCGAGAATGTTACTAACGAGTGCTCAGACGTAAGGGTGAGCTATATGCAGAACTGTACGGCTGCGGCAAGCTTGGCTACAGGATACATAAAGGTGAAGCTCAATTCTGTGAACACTACCACTCTGGCGAGCGGAGACAAGGTGTCGGTGAGCGAGGGATTTGTCACAATCACATTCTCACTCGGAGGGAAAAGCTATGCCACACAGGTTCCATTCTCGGCGAACGTGTCGAAGTATATGGGTAGTGTAAAGGCTACGGCAAAGCAGTATCAGTCGCAATTTAAGGCATTGGAGAACGACCTCAAAAGAAGCAATCCTACCGTTCTCAAAGCCTACACATCTACTATCAAGCAGACAGCGAAGGAGATTACTCTCAGTGTGACTCAGAGCCAGCAAGGACGGCATAACCTACTGCGAGATACGGCACTGACGAGGAAGGGTGATATATATTATTCGGACGGCCTCTTTCAGCCTACGATAACACAGGGCGTGAACGGACATAATGCCATCCGCTTCTCGGTGACGGGTGACGGAAATCCTCAGTACATGGGACTTTTCTGGGGACTGCACGTCAACGGCATCGCTGTGAAGAAGAATACCGACTACACTTTCTCGGCATGGATAAAGTGCGACACGAAGGACTTACAGGTTCGTTCGGAGGTGTTCAAGATGGCTGCGCTGAATGGCAATAGAGGGGACAGTATTACTGCCACCTCAGGTAACATTCAGTGGCAGATAAAGGAGAACGAGGTGAACCAGTGGAGGCAGGTAAACTACACCTTCAATACGGGCGACGCAGAGTTTATCGAGGTGAATATCTTTGTCTACAACGGCATAACCGTGGACGGAACATTTGGTTATACTGCCTCTGGTAATGGATGGATATGTATGCCGATGTTGGAGGAAGGAAGCGAGTACTCAGGCTGGACTCCTGCGGAAACGGACTACGACTATGTGGGAGGAAACCTTTTGGAGGACACGATGGCACTGACCAGATCGTCTGACAAAAGCAATCTCCAGCTTGCCAGTGGACTGATTATGTTTGAAAAATACGAAGGCTGCTACGGTATATTGTACAACAAAAACAACTCGGCAGAGTCTCTGTTCACAGAAGTCTTGCAATATAAATTTCCCACAACAGCTACCCTTTCTGGTCAGGCGAGAATAGTAAAGAAGCAGGACTATGTGTTCTCCTTCGTTGCCAAGGGCAGCGGGAGCATCGACGTTTATCTCTATGGAGACAGCGTTCATGCAAATGTATATACAGAAACCTGCGAAGGAAACGAATATAGGGACGGCAGGGCTGACGGACACGCACAGCTCGCACTCACCTCGACCTATAAGCGGTACTGGGTGCATTGGCGAATAGAGGACTATACTGGTGAGGGAGCAGAGGTAATCCCAGACAAGGTGCTGATACGTGTTCCAGGCGACACTGAGGCTTGGGTGACAAAGCCGAAGCTGGAGGAAGGCGCACAACTCACTGATTATACAGAACGGAAGACCGACCTCATCGACAGAGCCACAGCCAAGGCGGCAGGACTTGAGATTACGTCGAGAGGAGTAACTCTGTATGGCGAGAAAATCAAGGTGGAGAACACACTCTCTACCGGTCAGACTACGACAGCAGCGCTCTTTACAGACGGAGCCATCAATGCGGCTCTGATACTGGCGCAGATGCTTACATCGCAAGGACACAACGGACAGATGGTAAGGATAGCCGATGGCCTTATCAATATCTACGGCAAGGCAGGAACTGCAAACATCCGCTTCGGTCTGAACAGTTCGGGACAGGCCGTGCTGTCGTACTACGACGACAACGGAAACTTTCTCTATGACCTCGGCCCTGCTGGTATCGCCTCACTCAGCAAGACCGACGCGAAGATAACTTCTGCGCAATATATCAAAGCAGAGGATGCAGGACTGACGACTCCGCTCGGAGAGAATGTAGACCTGCCGTGGGTTGACACAACGAAGTCGTGGTACACGGCAACGAAGGACAACAACTACATTCTTTTCGTTAAGGGTGCGACGGGTAAAAAGACAACCCTGTATCGTTACTCAGCACCAAGAGTGAACGGAAAGATAGTAGCCGACTCGGCCAACGGATTGAGTACCTACGACCTTGCGAGTGCAGCCGACGGAAGGACGTTTACGAGCCGCACAATGGTGAAGAATGGTGCGCTGACAAATCTTGCGGATGGCGTGTTCCTTACTGCGGATGCTAAAGCCTACGACAACACAAAGCTGGTGCCTGCCATCAAGAAGGGACAGAGCGTGACAAGGCCATCCTTCTATGTACAGATAGCGTCCTTTAACGCAAAGTTCACGACACTCGGAGGGTTCGAAAGAATCTATTCAATACAGACAAAAACCACTTTCGGTAATCTTGACGCAGGAATAATGAGCAACAATAATTACTAAACGAATATGATAACATATAAGGAATTGTATGCTACGCCTTTGGAAACGAAGGTTGCGACATGGAAAAATAATGAGGTGCGTCTTGCTGTGAACGAACGCAAGACAGAAGACGGTGAGTATCTGTATGACTGCGTGTTACTCGATATGAATACCGATGCAGAGCCTACTGAAGAACAGCTGACAGAGGCTCTGAGAAACAAGTGCATCGAGCAGATAACTGAGTACGATAAGAGCGCAGAGGTGAATACGTTTTATCTCAACGACAAGGCGTACTGGCTCGACTTCGAGACAAGAGACAGAGTGTATCAGGGCAACGAGCGACTGAGACGAATGGGGAGAACGGAAACGACCCTGTGGCTCGACGGCGAGTGCTATACCCTGCCTATTAATAAGGCTCAAGATCTTATCAGCAGGATAGAAGTCTACGCCAAAGACTGCTACAATGTTACGCAGACCCATCTTGATAAGGTTGCGGAGCTACAGACGATAGACGCATTGATAGCTTATGATATTACGGCAGGTTATCCCGAAAAAGTACGACTAACAATTTAATTTTATAGCTATATGAAGAAAATAGTTAAAGGCAATGACTTCACGCTGAGGATTCCAGTGATGAAGATGGTAGAGGGAAGACCACAGGCTTTCCCTCTGCCTGCCTGTACGGACGTGGTGGTACAGGTTTGTAATCAGTTCAAGCGCATCCCTCTTGCGTTTGAGATTGATGTAAAGGAGGACAATGTTCTCCTTGCGAGAGTAGAGGGTGATAAGATGAGCCTCGGCACGTATGCCATCGAGGTGAAGGGTAAGATATTCGGCAACGACTGGCGAAGCAACGAATACCCTCAGTTTTCCATCGTGTCAAACAACGCCGATGCTGATACCGAGTTCGGAACTACCGATGAGGGCGACAACAGCGTGGAGATGAATACCGCTATGGTTATCCTGCCTCCTTCCGTGGAATTGAGTGACCTCATTTCAGACACAAATGAGGCGTTAGGAAAGGTTGATGGTGCGGTAAGTAAGACAGATGAAGCCGTAAAAAAAGCCAACGATGCCGTAAGTAAGGTAAACGGAGCTCTGAAAAAAGTTTTAAACGTAGATATTGATATTGACGGCACAAACTTGAATATTACTCGTCCGAGTGGTGAGAAAAAGGAATTTGACCTCATGCAACTCAAAGGTGACTCATTCACTTATAATGACTTCACAGAAGCAGAAATCAAGGAGTTACAGAAGCCAGCTACCGAGGCTGCTACCAAGGCACAGGAGGTATTAAAAAAAGCAGAGGCTGCAACGACAGGTGCAGAGACCTGTAATGTAACCATGCAAGGCTCTACCATCTCTGTGACAAACAGGCACGGAGAAACCAAGTCGGTAGATGTTATCAATACCGATGAGGAGGTGACTGTAACTATCGCATCTTCTGTTGACTCTATCAAGGTGGCTGGTATCAAGATTAATGTATTCTTGAACAACGGCAAAACACCACAGACCTATACTACCAACGCAGAGGGCAAGGCTACATTCACCATCGACCGAGGCAACTATTATCAGGTAGTGTTCCCAGAATACGGCAATGCTCAACCTATCGCTCCTCAAGGATATACAGCAGTATTGGGTAGCCGCAATATCAATGTTGAATATCTCGCTTACGATGAGGACAGTATGGAGAAGGTGATTATCACGGCTACAAAGTATGTTGAGAACGTAGGCACAGCTTGGGAGGGTATTCCTGTTATTGTGACGGTTGACAAGAAGGCCACTACCTATCAGGCGGACGCAAAAGGTCAGGTAACAGTGTTCGTTCCATACAAGAAAGAATACACAGTTGTCATTAACGACCAAGATGGCTACAATGTTAGCTTTAATAAAAACTCGAGAACCTATACGGCAAATATTCCTCAAAGGCTTATCGACTATAGGTTTTATCAGTTTAAGGCAGGTATCTTTGTCGTTGATGCGAATAAAAATGAATATTACATCGAGGACTGGGTGGCAGCAGGCAAAAACGCTGAAGATGCAGTAGCTATCAAGGTGGCAGACGCCTCGCTTTCTATCAATCATGGTACTTTTTGTATTCGTACAAGTGATATTAAGAATGTGTCAAAACTGATAAGTACGTCGTGGTGTACACAGAACTTGCAGTTCAATTCTATAGCCCTTGATGGAAATAACATTAATGATGCAAACTATTACAACGGAGAGCCATCCTCATTCCTTATAAGACAGGAGGCGCAGGAGAGAAGTTTGTTTGTACCTGCGTTCGAACATGCGTATAGCCAGATACTTAATCTTGGTGGCGATGATTTGCATGGTTTTCTGATGTCGATAGGTCAGGAATACGTACATACTGCTAATATCGGTATTATCAAGCAGGTGCTTAAAACCCTGTACAGCGAGACAGTTGCAAACAGCTATTACAACTTTGTAACAAAAACAGATAGATGGACTTCAGCGCAACATAATAATTCCGCTTACTACTTCAATATAGCATTAAATCAAAGCTCCGTCGGTAAGAGAAGCTCCAATTTTATTCTGCCAGTTTTTGCTTGTTAATCTCTCAAGAAACTCTCGCCTCTCTCTTACATGGACATGTGGTAATCGAACAGAGTGTATTGCAAGAACATGAAAGTAATAAAAATAAAAAGTAACTTTAAAAGAAAGGTATAATTATGAAAAAAACAATTTCATTCGTCAGCACGATTATTCCTGCTGACCAGTTTAAGAAAAAGTATGAAATCGGTGAACTTACCATCTACCATATCGGCGAGGTGTTGGATAGCGAGATAGGAGCTTATCGCTGCTATGAGTGCAGTGTGCCAACAACACTCTTCGACGAGGACGAGGTAAAGACGGCTTATGTTAAATTCGAAGAAAAGGTAAAGGCAGCAGAATTGGCTTATGCAATCTCTAAAAAGGTAGAGGAGATAACTGCCTATGACACATCGGACAAGGTGAACGGCTTTATTCTTAACGGACTGCTTGTTTGGCTTGACAAGGCAACACGTGTGGGATTGATGAACTCTACAACTATCGCCAAGGCGGCAGGTCAGGAAACAACAACCCTCTGGCTTGGTGGACTGAAACTGGTGGTAGACTGCGACAAAGCTATTCGATTGCTCTCTGCGTTAGAGATGTACGCCCTGGAGTGCTTTAACGTTACGGCAAGCCATAAGGCAGCGGTGGGCGAACTGAAGACTATCGGGGAGGTAGAGGCTTACGATTACAAGAAAGGCTATCCTAAGATGTTGGAGATGAGTGTGTAATATCATATTCCCGATGCCGGGAAAATAATAGTAAATCATTAAAATAAAAAGACCATGTATATACTAAGTATTATTTCGTTTCTCCTCTTGGGAGGGTTTCTGCTTCTCGCAGCCATGCGCTTTGGTATTCCAGCGATGGTAAGTGACGTATATTACCAGTTACAGAACTGTACTGGAAGTGAGGTGATTGGCGATAAGCGCAAGCGAAACTATGGCTGGGTATTCACGGCCGTTATGGTTACGTGTGCGGTACTGATGATGGTGTGTATGCTCGACACAGGTAAGGGTGTTCAGTTCCTTTCCTTCTTGGGCTGCGTAGGACTAATCTTTGTCGGTGCTGCACCAAACTATCTTGATGCTGATGCCTACCCTATTCATAAGGTAGGCGCACTTGTGGCTGCGGCAGGGTGCGTAGGCTGGTGCTTGTCGGTATGCTGGGTGCCAACGGCTGTAATAGCTCTTATCTATCTGCTACTCGTAAGCTGTTCGGACGATGACGAAGGATATAAGCCTGTGTGGTATATGGCAGAGGTTGCAGGGTTTCTGGACGTATTCGTGACGTACTGGATAATAAATTAATGGATAACAAATTGATAGTAAAACGCCGTTGTTTGTAACAATAAGATGGTTTAGTAAAGTTTAACACTAACAACTTGACATTTTCTCTTGCGTTATTGTCACAAAAGTGTAACTTTGCAACCATCTTATTTTGAATCTTAAAACCGAAAATTATGAATAAAGAAGACGAAGGCGACCTATTAAGGTGGTTGCAAGACAAAGACGTAAGTGAAGTGATAAACTTGCTGATGAAGCACGGAAATCGGTATAGCAGAAGGATTCTGAAGTTCTTTTGCTGGTTCTGCAAATATGTACCCATCACCATCATGTTATTGCATGCATACGGAATGTGGGATTTCTCGCAGCATCCAAGGGAAATGTTCATAACAAACAATGAGAATTTTCCCTGCTATTTATTCATCTATTTTATGGTTTATATTTTGCCAATGGTTTTGATATTAGCAAGCAGATTCTTTTTCCTTTGTTGGAGATATAGAATACCATTTTTCTACTTCTTCGGTATCAACGCTGCCCATATTGTAGAGTGGAGTTGGTACACAACTCAAGATATGATTGATTCGTGCTTCACTGTCATGATAGTAACGGCAATGTTTTATATATACGGATTCTGTGACATGTTTATCAGTAAAACCAAGTTAGGACGAAAAATCTGTGCATAATATGGGAAAGATATTGAATTATAAGATACTCGGTACGGCTTTAAAGTCGCTAAGTGACGCTTGCTTTAAGGCTGATGAGCAACAGAGAAATGGTGAGAAGGTCACAGCTTGCGGAATGAGCAATGAGGACTTGGATAGACTGTGTGATATTATTCCAGATATGCTCAACCCGATGATGAGCACCGAGGAAGTCAAGGAGAAACTGCACGTTTCTGATGCTACGTTGAACAGGATGGTGGCGAGAGGTGACATTCCTAACGGAGAATGCAAGAAGCGAGGACACACGAGATATTTTAAGAAGTGGGATATTCTTCACTATATTAAGAGTAAGAGAAAATCATAACGTATTAGCCCTACGCAGCACGGTCAAGCGAGTATGTATGAGTATTATGGACTTTATGTTTCAGAATTTGATTATAGTAGCAATGATAGTCGTCATTAATTGCACGTTCATTGCATACCTATACATTACGCATGAGTACGAGAAGGTCGATAAGTTCTTCCTGGCTTGGGTAACGATGTCAACTATGGTATTGACAATGTGGTTCGGATTTGGACTGTATCTGTATTTTAATTATTTCTTATAAGCTAAAGAGAGGTAAATGATTGCCTCTCTTTTTTGTTTTCAATCCTTTCCAATCTTGCAAACATTGGAAAAGATTTTAATTCCCCCTATATTAGCTCAAAATGACATTACCTACTATCACCTTAAAGCACTGATAATCAACCACTAAAAGAAAGTGTGATAGAGTTATATTTGTTCTTATTAATTCGCTGTACCTTTGCATCGTAACGTTACAATAGTGTTAGTTAATATTAAGGATTTCAAAAGATTGTATTATGGAAATGACAGATGCAAAGGTCGTAGAGAAGAAAATCTACGAAGAGGGAAAGAAGCACGACGAGTATGCTTCTAAGGCAACAGGTAATGCTGGTCTTACCCTTGGTATCATCGGCACTGCACTCGGTGCTGGTGCTTGGTTGCTTGGCGGTAACAACCGCAGCGTATTTGGCTCACTCGGCAGCAATATGCCTGAGAACGTGAACATCAACACTTACGGAGCTAACTCAAGTTCCAATCAGCCAACCGCCTTGCAGGTCATGGAGAAGGAATGCGATGATGAGGTGAAGTTGCTTACCTATATATTCGGTATGAAGCTCGACACCGCTAACAAGTTCTACGCTATGCGCGAGACAGACATCGCTGAGAAGTTCTCTATGTATAAGGGAGCTAACGATGCTATCAACGCCGAGAACCGCCGTGCAATGCAGGCTGAGTTCGGTCTTTACAAGTCTCAGGTTGATGCGGACTTCGGTCTGTACAAGAATCAGAGAGACCAGTACGACGCGTTGCAAGCAAAGTATAGTGACCTCGACAAGAAGGTTGCCGTGATGGAGGCTCTTACTCCTTACAAGGAGAAGCTGATGATGGCTTACGTGAACGAGAAGACATGTAACTGTCTTCGTGGTCAGTTGGTACTCCCATCTACGCCAGTGGTTTCTGGTTACGGCAGCTACGGCTGTAACTGCACCACTCCCTCCACTCCCACCACTCCCACTACAGGAGCGTAACAGAGCAGCAAGGAAGTCTGTAAAAAGGACTAAGAAAAAATGAGTTGGTGAGGGGTGTTTGCCCTCGTTGGTGGATGCCCTCTCACCTCTCTAAAATATATCACCAACTTTAAAAGAGATTTATTATGATGAATTTCAGTAACAGTCCATTATTGGATATTGGCACAGGTCAGCAACAGCAGCCTCAGGTGTTGGATGCAGAGCTACAGAAGATGTATGAGGCAATACAGCAGAAGCGAGCATCTATCAATATGCAAGCGCAGCAATCTCCAACCCCTTTATGGGATGAAATCGACAAGATTGAGGACAATCTTACAGGGGCGCAAAGGCAGTACTTGATGCAAAACCAGGAGTACGTCAATAGCTTGCAATATGTGTCAAAGTTAGTACAAGATGAGGAGTTGCGTATCATACGTCCTCGTATCGAAAGCACTCAGCAAGGACAGGAGGCATTGAAGAAACACTTGTCCTTGATGCAACGACTGAGAAAAGAAGTAGCGCAGGCAGAGGAGCAGAAATCTGCCATGCTCAACGATTATATGACTAACCACAGTGACAAAACTTGGCAAGAATACCTCGTATGGTACAACAAAACAAAGAAAGGAGGAGTTAAGAAATGAACATAACGGAACTTAAAGAGAAGCTGCTTACATCGGTAGACCTGTGGGCAGACGCAAGAATTGACGATATGATAAAAGGAAACCCAATGTTGGCAATTCCTTCCGTCTACATGAAACGTGCAGCGCACAATATCATATCCATCAACAAGGAGAAGTTAGGTAAAACTATTGATAATGCAGCATTGTTTATCGGTGACGAGAATGGTGATATTAATGTAGATACCATCTTTGACGATGCCATGCAGATGCTAAAAACCATTGACAACTATAGCTTTGAGATTGGATTCATAAGCGGTAGGATTGATGGCGGAACTCTGTATATCGACCTACCCGACAATATCTTCACGACACTTCTTTTCGGGAGCAAGAAGAGTATTAGTTTTGGAGAGAGCGATTTTGCTGAATTAAAAAATTTATTAACTGAATAATACGGATATGGAAGAATTGATGAAAAACTTTGATGAGCTATATGGAATAATGGCTACGTCGGCAAACGTGAAGTACATGCGCGTTTTTGGTGATACCATGCGCTGCATGATGAAGGATATGGCAGACAGGCACCCCGAACTGGCACAAGAGTATATCGAGAAACTATGTGCCATCAAGTGGAAGAACTATCTCACCAAAAAGGAAGCTTTGTCTATCATTCAGAAAATGGACCCAAAGGCTACTTGGGATATGCAAGTGTGGTCCAGCGAAATGAAAAAGCACAATCTACACACAGAAGACAGCCCTTGCTATAACGACTATGCCTTGTATGTGGCCATGAATCAAGTGGTGAGCGATCATGGAGAAACCGTAGCAAAGATTCTCGGCAAGGACAGTTTGAGTGACATTGATGACGATCATCTTTTGGTGTACGCATATAGCCTTGCCGTCGACTTACTGAAAGACAAGGACGGCGTGTATGACATCAGAGAGTATTTCATGAAATAAACATTAAAAAACAGATAATGAAAAAGGTTTTTGAGAATGTCGTGTCGTGCGAAGACATGCAAGAGTTGAAGGCTTGCCTGCAAATCATGATAGAGAGTTGCGAGATAGGTATGAATAACAGCGCCATGCTTGAGATGATGAAGCAGATACAAGGAGAGGTGTCTGGCTGTAACTATGACGAAGAAATGGCCGATATGCACCTGTGTCTTATAGGCCAGCTTCACACTAAAGATGTAGCCAAGGACTATTGGCATGAGGTCAAGAACGACAAAATCAATATAGCAGACTGGTGTGTGCTATGGGGAGAGATGGTTAACAGAAATGACGAAAAGATAAGGAAGTGGTTCCCTAAAATAGGCACTCTGGACTACGAGAGAAAAATCTTCGATGAGTGTATTTCGTTTCTCGCTAACGGAGAATTGCCATTTTATGACCTAAAAGTTTGACTTTTTGATCGTTATCTGATTGAGTTTCGGGATTTTATTGCTATATTTGCAGAAAAGACCGAAACTTATATTTTTTATTACAAATTATTCAGGATAACGATTATGATAGATTTATTAGATTCTTCCCAAATCCGGCAGATAGCGGTGACAATCTTCTCTGCTATACTCGCCTTTGCAACGCCGACTGAAGGTTTCGTGTTGGCGCTGGTAATCGCTTTCGGCTTTAATATCTTCTGCGGAATGAGGGCCGATGGTGTAAGTGTTGTGCGATGTAAGAACTTTTCTGCATCGAAGTTCGTAAACGCCATTTTGGAAATGTTGCTATACCTGACCATTGATTACGTCATATACGGCATCATGGTCGGTTGTAATGACGGAAACGAGGCTTTGTTTGTAATCAAGATGCTCACGTATATATTCTGCTATGTGTATATATGCAATGCGTTTAAAAATCTCATTAAGGCATACCCTAAGAATATCTCATTCAGGGTTATTTATTACATTCTGAGGTTTGAGTTCGCAAAGGCATTGCCGAGCTATTGGAAGCCGATATTGGAGAGATTGAGTCAGGAGTTTGATAAAAAAGAGGAGGAAAACGAGAATGGAAGTACTAATTGATAGAGCCTGGAAAAAGGACGACTATACTATCAGTCGTCTGTATGTGAATGGTAATTTGTTCGGATGCAACACTCTTGAAGATACAGACAGAGGATTGCGCCAAGATATGCAGCTTGAAGAAATCAAGAAGAAAAAGGTATATGGGCAGACTGCAATACCAAGTGGCAGCTACGAATGTGTATACACCTACTCTAACCGGTTTAAGAAGATGTTGCCATTGCTTCTGAACGTCAAAGGATTTGATGGGGTACGCATACATAGCGGTAACTCTGCAAAAGACACAGAGGGTTGTATTCTTGTCGGTAAAAACGTCAAGAAAGGATGGGTTAGCGATTCTCGATTCTGGACCAACAAGCTCATTCAGACCATGAAGACAGCTTGGGATAAAAAGGAAAAAGTAACGATTGTAATTCAGTAGCCTATGAAACTGATTGATAAGATAACAAGGGTTGTGATTGTCATTGCAATAGCAATGCTGATCCTTTCAACGTTCTGTAGATGTAAGGCGAAAGAACGAGTGGTAGAGAAACATACGTATATCACTGACGATCGCAATGAAGCTAAGTGGGATTCACTCTTTAACGCAAGGCTTATTAAGGAACTGGAATCATACAGAGCATCGCATAAAGAGTCTGTAAAGTCTACCACCAAAGAGAAGACTCATATAAGGGATAGTACAGCTTCGAAGTACGATGTGAACGGAAACAAAGTCGGCGAAGACAGATTCCACTACGAATATCACGAGATATCACAGGAAGATGTACAGATACTGAGAGATAGTATTTCGAGTCTTAAAGAATACAAGGATAGTACGACGATGTATCGTAGCAAGTGTGACTCCTTACTCTCAGTGATAAGCAAAATATCGAAAGATAAAGTATATGTCGAGAAACAACTATCAAAGACAGACAGAGCTTTCTTGAATATAGGTAAGATTGCATCAGCTTGTCTTTTAATAGGTGTTCTCGCGTTTTTAGGTTGGATTTACTGGAAATTAAAGCTACATAAACGTTCTTAGTTTTTTAGTGTTTTAGTTGGTTATTAGTTGATTTACAAACAAAAAAAAGGGGCGACCGCACGCAATGTGTAGCCACCCCTAAACGTATAGATAATCTTCAGCTTCCATGGAGGAAGCTAATGCCGCACTCTGTTTTGTAATGTTTCTTTCACGTCAATAGGTTATCTAAAATCACCATTACCGTCTATCTTGCCTCTATTCTTTCGAGATGCAAGTTTTTTTAAGTTTTCCCTGCATATAGAATTTACGTTATATCCTAATACAGAACAGATTCCGTTTAACTGCCAAAAACAGTCACCGAGTTCTGCGCGGATTGCCTCAAAATCTACACACTCAACATCGTCGTGAACCACTAACTTGTTGTTTTCGATGTGAGCTTTTCCTTTTCTGATAAGCTTACCAATCTTTGAAGTAAACTCTCCAAGTTCACCCATAAGATTAAGGACCATGTAGCTAAAGTTCTCACAACTAGGCATGCAAGTAGTCATTGCTGCCTTCTGATACTCATTAAGAGTCAATTCTTTATTTTCCATTTTAATATTTAAAGTTTAAAATTCATGTTTCTTGCAAACCTTATCACAAGATGTTTCGCAATCTTTTTTGAAGCACCATCCATTGCCTAAGATGTCTTCGCATCCCATCCAAAGGCAGTTGCCGCAACATTTTTCTTCTTTTTCCATATTACCGATGTTTTATCACTTCCAAATACTTCAACTTTGCGAATCGGTATGAGTTATATATTCCACCAAGCGTTTTATTCACCTTAGATGTGAAGAACTGAATGCAGCCTGTATAATCATCAAAACCTAAGATGATATACTCTTCTTCAATATACCCTGCCACGTATGCGCCAATATCCTTACCTTTATAAAGAACAGGCTCTCCACAATGTGCATTAAAAAATTCTTTATTTGTCATACGCTACTTGAATTTAATGACAAAAAACTCAGTATCAAGCCACTTGTCGGGGCATAAGCCTTTTTTAGGCTTGCCGATGGTGATACTCTCAATCTCCTTCTCAATTCGTGAACTATCCTTGCGGTAGCCGTTGATAAAGAGGACGTGGGTGTAAGGGCGATAAAGCACCTTTCCGCAATGTGTTTCTGCCGCCACATCATAAGCTACTTCGCAGTTAGTGGTCAGACGTTTAATCCAATAAGGTTTAATCTCCCGATACTCCTCTGTCTTTTCGCCAGCCACAATCTTATCAAACCATTGCTTACTGACGGTAAGGGTCAAAACTTTCTTTTCCATTTCTTTTTTCTTTTTAATTGTTGTTTCGCAGCACTCAGCAAGTCGCTCGGGGAACAGTTTAATAATTCTACACTTCTTCTAAGTTCCTTAGCTTGAGAAGGAGTAATACGAACAGACTTTTCTAATCTGTTCTTTAAATTATTAGCTTCCCATTTCGTGACCCGTTTTGCTGCTTGAAACATTCTGTTATCAATCTTACATTGTAACAGCTTGATAGACCAATATGGCGATAATCTATCTATCGGCCTAAGCCATATCTTTTTGGCCAACCTAATCTTCATAAGCTACTTCTTTTTTATGACAAGGACAGCTCTTGGCGTGAATAACACAAACTCCGTGTTTCGTGTCCACAACCAGGTATTCATGCCCTTTCTTGGTGAATATTTTTATATTAAACTCTTCTTTTTCGTGTGGAGTTCCTAAGCTGAAAGAAACCCTAAAACCAATTACTCCTATTATGAAAATCAAAATGAGCCAAACGGCTGATTTGATTAAGTCTAATATCTTATTCTTCATACGCTAATTAATTTTCTCCTCAATCGTTTTGAGATAGTAAAGTGTATTATTGATACCTGTAAGTTCCTTGCAAGGACTTTGGTAAGTCTCAGAGATTTGTTCCAAATCCTTGATAACTTGTTGTAGCTTAATTTTGTCCTCCCAATCAAGAACTACTACTTTTCTTGTTTCTTCTTTCATACACTAAAAGATTAATTGTTTATTACTATTACGAACATGAAGATACTTTCTTCTCCAAGCAAGGTTTCTTTCCACTTTGATATGTCCGTCTTGGAATTGATGTACTCTATCCCAATAAGCAAACATAGAGAATATACTTTTCATAAGCTATTTTTCCTTATCGAACTTATTGCCAATTCTTTCTATCTTACAAGCTTTTAGAACACTGTAAAGACCATAAGAATGTTTGTTCTCGCAGACCACCATAAAAGCATAGCGACCTTCCGACCAAATCACTTCGGCAGCATAGTTAGAACCTACAATATGTATTAGGTCGTGTTCAAACAATTCTTTGCCTTTACTATCTGTCAATCCTATAAACTGACAGACGGTTTCAGGGTCAACATCTGTTATTCCATCTTTTATATTGTCTCCTCCTATACATACTCTGTTCCCAAGATGTACTAAATCGCCCTCGAACCATTCTCCTGAGTTTAGTTGCTTTGCTTTAAATTTAATTTCTCTCATAACTATTCTTCTTTAAGTTCTACATCATCACCAAGGACCTCATTGATTTTCTTTTCGATGAACTCATCAGAAGTATTCTCCTCTATTATAGTATCAATGTTTGGTAACTCTGCATCAACTTTGTCTTCTTGTATTTTTGAGGTAAGCATACCAATTACTAATTTCGCCCAAGGACTATTAGCTATATCTGTTAATGAATCCTTTTGAAGCTCATAAGCTTTCTTCAACTCTCCATTATCACGGAAATATCTGAGTACTTCTGTCAATGCCTTAACAAAGTTCTTGTCAGACATCGGATTATTCTTTGCTTCTTCTAATTTAAGCATTAGGAAGAGTAAAGATGAATGTAAATCTGTTTTGTTCATAATTATGCTTCTTTAAGTTCTACTGGCTCATCATCCCAGCTTAATTCTCTTCCGATGAGCTTCTTGATGCTGCCTTTGGGAAGTTCAATGTATTCGTACACTCTATCTTGGTATTCACAAATTGCTGGCAGCCATCGATGATAAAATCTTTCTGGCATTGCCTCATAGAGTATTCGTCACCATTCCTCCAATTTTAAATCAGTTCCACTATTACGACTTTCCTTTAAGAAGTTATTAACTTCTTCCTTATAGGAGTAACCGCAATCCTTCTGTAGTGCCTTTATCTTCTTGTAACCAATACCAGCTTCTCGGCAAAGTTCTGCTGCTAAGCTATAGTTTTCGACATAGCCAATAACGTTCTGAATGACCGACCACTGGCCTCGCTCGAAGTCAGTAATGCTGTCATTTTTAGGGACACCTAATGCCTTATTGCACAACCCGCATATTCTGACCATTTCTTTTTCAAGTTGCTCGAAAGAGTACTGCCTCCAGTGATAAGTAAGGTAGCTTGCGCTACCCAATGCTTCTTTAACTTTTTTATCCATAACTATTCCTCCTCTTTCATACCAAATGGAACTCCGTCAGCAAAGGTGAATAAATCCATAATTCCAGATAAAGACCATGCGGCATTTCCATTCAATGACATTCCACACGTGTCATCATCTACTGCTGTAATTAAAGCATGATGTCCATCTTTCTTATCCTTCACCCATCCAAACGGCTGATGTTTCAATAATTCTTGCCAGCACTCTTCTGCGTCATTGAAAGGTCTGTACTTAGGCTCTGGTTTGATGCGGTACTCAAGACTATTCACATACCAAATTTCTTTCGTTTCGGTCCATTTGTTAGGAATGTCTACAACACCTTTTAGACGGTCTATTTTTGCCCTGCACTCAATCACCTCCCCTTCTACAAATGCCTGAATAATAGGCAATAGCTGTTTCGCTTCTTTTTTTGTCATATCAATCCTCCAACTTTTTAATTAATAAATTACTTTTCTTATTAAATGGTTTATAACCACTACGGAGATACCAATATAGAACAAACCTATCAGATTCATCTTTATTAAATTCCAATCCGATTGTCTTCACTCCATTCGACTTAGCTTGTTGCTCCGCGAGTTGTAATAGGTGTTTTGCAACGCCACATCTTCTATGAGTATCATCAACAAAGAGTGCATATATTAGAGCATCAGCTTTGCCGAAAATATCACTAACATATAATGGAATAGATATTTGAACTGAACCAAGATTGTCTTCATCAGTTATTAAAATTCTGATTTCGTCCATCCATGTCTGCTTTTGTATCATACTCAATTCTCCAACTCTTTTTTAGCTAAACATAACTCATTTTGAATATGCTTAGCCGTACCTTCACTTATTGTTACTCTTTTAGTTCCTAATATCTTAGAAACATTATTGATATGAATTATCGCCTTTTCTTTGCTCATTGTTTATCCTCCTTGTAAGGTGATACATCTTCATCGTCTTGTATTAAACCACATTCTTTGAAGACTACTCCGAAGCCAAATTCTCTATCTGAGTCAGGAATTATTTCTTCTACAGTATCTATGTAATCGCCATAAATAGTATGAACAATAGCTTTATCTCCAATTTTCAGACTATGTAAATCTATCATTTTTCTTCTTTTTACCCTCTCCCTGTTGCCAAGGAGAGGGTGGTTAATTACTCTGTTTTTTCAACGAATTCTCCGTTTTTAAGCCGATACCAAGTGTCCGCCTTTATTTTATCACCATCAACGAACTCTGTCTTAACGCACACTGGAACATAACGGTTCTTCTCGCAATTCCATTCCCATTCTGCAAGCGTTATCCATGAGCCAACCTTTGCTTTCGCTCTGGAATTATTGCCAGCACACATGATAACAGAATCTTCTCCAGTGCTATCAATCTTAGCAGAGTCACCGCTACTGCCAATCTTAGCAGAGTTACCGCTACT